CGCGTCGTCCTGCGCCAATGGGTGAACCCCTGTTACGCCGTAGATAGTTACATGCAGATTCCGGGAATCGGGTACTACAAAAAATATACCACGACGATGAACTACAGTTTCCCTGCCGTGTTCGGTTCGGTTTATTGGATTCCGTGGGATACGAGGCCCGACCTCTCCGGTAGACAGGAGGGCAAGTACTTCCCGCAGACCAAGATGATGAGGGACAGTTACTCTGGCCCCTGCACCGCCGTGGTAGAGGAAGCCTTCTCCCCCGACGGAACATGGCCTAAAGGCTGGGGCCTTGGGACGTCGGTACAGTTCACGACGAACAGTGGGTATTTCTCTTCGCCGCTTTGCGATTACCGTCTGCCCGCATGCCTCCACGGCCCGCTGGCTATAACCGTAACCATTGGCAATCAGGACGCCAAGTGGCTTCCCGGCGCGTTTAATACGAACTTTCCGGGGACTACCCACACAGATTGGAAACCCGTGACCTCCTATTACGCATCCCCGTGGAACGGAGGCATGATGTGCAAGAAAGTAACCATTTATCCACCCAGTTAAGCTCATGGCATTTATTACCAAATCCTATTTGACCTATCGCAATGTTTGTGACGAGCTTTGCATGCTCATCACAAACCAGCCGCCGTCCAAGTCCAACGTCGACTTCCGTCGTATATTGAAGGAAGCGCAGAACCTCCTGCTGAACGAGGCCACGGTATCCCCGGATTCCGTGGATACCTTGGACTTTGAAGGAATCCCTCGCGGGGGTTCTATCTCCCTGCCCGAAGAGTATGATAGTATTGTCGAGGCATGGTCGCCCAGCGGTAAGAAATACAACATCATCGACCGGGCCATGTTCGAAAGCAACACTTGGTTCCGTTCCGAATATCCGAAGCACGATAGCGGCTATCATGCTATCATGCTGGACATGGGGCTGAATGAACAGAACCTCCGCACCTACTCGGTATTGTCTGGCAGTAACGGCATCAACGACAACCCCGCGAGCAACGTCATGACGGTTTCGGCACGGTGCGCATTGCGCGGCCTGTCTCTTAACATTTATGATGACGCGGCATGGGAGGACAAGGAGGTTCGTATCTACCCCGGATGTCTTCCCGCATTGAAGGCGATGATGCTGGCCGTGGTCTATAATGAACAGGGCAACACCCAAATGGGGACGGACAGCTACGGCCTTGCCGTCAAATACCTGAATGACCACCTGCGCAAATATCGTCAGGGAACGTATCAGGCTCCGAACATTATTCAGAATGGCGGCATCATGCAATGCCCCGGACTTAACCTCATGTAATCATGGCTACCAAACGTACAGACATATCGAGCGAGACGAGCGCGAGCGGGGGCATCCCCGCCGCCAAGTCCATTAAGCAGAAGACGATGGACGAGGTGCTTCCGAAGACGAACCCCGACATCCCCCTCCGTCCAATGAATAACAACGACCCGAACAAACCCGTCGACGCGAAGGAGATGAACACCATCGCCGCGGCCAATAGTAACCACGGCATCAAGAATCCCCCCGCATCCGCGGCTCCCACGGCGGCCCAGTCTCCTAGTCCCTATGGGCGGGGGATTACTGAACCAGCAGTGCCGGGAGCGGTCGACCCCAACAGCGCGGCCTACGCCGCCCAGCAACGGGCGACCTATGCGGCGGGCATGCAACAAGCCGCGGCGGGGAAACTCTCTGCGGAGGACAGGCTTATGCTTCGTGGCGTGGACCAGAACATAAGCCGTGGGCAGATGCCTGTCATATCTCCGACTATGCCGACACAAGCGACGGCTTCCACGGGTTCCAAGGGTTCCGCTCCAACCGCTAGCCCCGACACCTCTATGGCTGGGTTCTATGCGTATGCGGAGAAGAAGCTTGGCCCGGAGAAGTTCCAGATATTCATGAACATGCCGGAAGCGGATAGGAACGCGATGTATAGCAAGTTTGTAGAGAGCCAGACCAAGAACGCGCCCGCCGCGGGAGCTACCGCGGGAACTACTGCCGCCCCCTCTGGCTCTAGGTTCCCCGCCTCTGCTCTCCCCTCCGGCAATTCCTCCATACCTACGAGCGTCCCGACGACTGCGGGTACTGGCACGGCCGAGAATATGCTACGAACCTTGAGGGATGAAACCGCCAGCCCCGAAGCGAGAGCACAGGCGCAAACATACCTCCGCGTCCGAACCATGTACGCCCAGCCGAAAAAGTTTGGTAAGGAGATTAAGACCCTCGAAAAACTGGAACGGGCTAAAATACAAGAACTGCGCAACATGTTCAGGAATCGGCTCAACATCCGGGACCCCCGCTTCGCTCGGCAATACGCGCAGTATAAAGCCCTACAGAAGAAAGACCCGCAAGCGAGGCTCGCCCTCTACACTGAACTGATGAAGGGACCGGAGTTCACTCACTTGGACTTCCGAAAATAATTTGTCATAATTAATATTTCACTTGACCCTTGCCCCACTCATGATAGGATAGCGAAGACCCACATGAGTGGGGCAAACTTATTATACTAATACTCAACAAATATGGCCATTGACTTTAGTACCGCCAATATGTCCGACTTCACTCCGAAGTCGGGAAGCAGTATTGCACGTGAACAGCGAGCCGTAGAAAGGCACGCCGCGTGGCAAGAGACGCAAGCGCAGAAACAAGAAGACAGAAAACAGAAAGCACTGGACCGCGAGCAAAGGCTAGCGGAAAAGAGACAGACCCGTGCGGAGAAAGCCGCAGAAGCCACCGCAGAGTTTGACACCTTTATCGTTAAGTCCGTGGATGCCTTTGCGGAGAAACAGAAAAAGGATGCGGAACACGCGAAGAATGTAGAATGGCAAGATAAATCCCGCGCCCATACGGAACAAGAATGGAAAACCGCCGAGGAAAATAAAGCCCTCGACATCTTGAACAAAGGAAACCGTGGGTACAGCTTTGAGGGAATCGACTACATGAAAGACTATGTAGAGCGCGGAGAGGATGCACTGGTTGATTTGACGGCCGCCGCTCGTGGCGATAAGGATGCTATTAAAAAGATTACGAATAATACGGGCATCGTCGCAGTCCTTTCCTCCGAACTTCCTCCCCAACATTCTGCATTCTTATCCCGCTCTGGCTTCGGAAGTGGAGAGGACGGGAACCCCGTCGTAACGGAAAAGTTCCTCGCCATTGCCGCGGACAGAAACCGTAACGCAAAGGCGGTGGCCAAATCCATTGCCACCACAATGGAGAAGGCCCGGAAGGATTACCTCAACAAGAATCTAGATGTTGTGTCTGGTAAACCTACGGCACAAGCCATCGAGACCGCACCTATTGCTTACACCGCAGAAGAAATAGAAAGCGTCATCAATACGATTAGGCGCGAAGACATTGGCAACTATCGTGCCGCTAAGGCTCTTTACGACAAACACCGCTCTTCTTCGACGGAGGGCGTGCAGAAGAAAACCCCCAGCCAAACGAGCGTGGGGGAGCTTGGCGTTGGCGAATTCTCTGATTCAGCACCTTCATTTACTGGGAATGTTTTTGCTGAACTCGCCAACCTTTCCAAGTCTCCCAGCAAAATGTTCCGACTTGTCCGCGACTACGGGGATTACCTGTCCCGGAGTACGGAAGATATTAAATCCCCGGAAGCCAAGGAATCCGATTCCCTTTCTCCCGCCGCTAAACGTGCAGGGGAAATGGCAGTAGCGCAGGTTAAAGCCGTGGACAACATTGTCTCGCGGATGGAAGAGAGCTACACCGGATTGGATGCCGTGGGACTAAGGGATGCTCTCCTTAACCCCGAAGCAGTAGCTTCTGCGGCATTGGCCCTTGCCCCCGGCGTGGACATGGATGCAGTGCGCGAACGAGCAAATACCTTAGCCACCGAGCGTCATGCCGTGGTAACCTCCGACTACCAGAAAGCAATGGCTGATGCCATGATGGAAGAATTGGCTACAAGGTTTCCGGGGGTTCCGAAGAATATATTACTACAGGCCGGGACGACGAAACTGATTCAGGACTATACCACCAAAGCTACACCGAGAGGCACCCTCATGGATGCAGTCAAAGGCGCACTGGCTAACTACCGAAGCGCGGCAGGACAAGTTGCGGACGTACTTACCTTCCAACCGGGGAATAGTGTGGGCAAGACCACTGACCCAATGAGTACGATGGAATGGAGGAAGGGAACGAGGCACGGCTCTTGGGAGTATGGTGTAGTGGGAGGCCCTGCCTTTGAAGTAGGTCCCGAACAGTTGAAGGAATACATGGCCCAGTACCATATTGAAAGTACTCGCGATGCCCTTAACTCCCTCTCCCATGCCGCACGTATGGGTGACTTGGGCGTAGGTCGTGGCAGTCTCTTTGCGTACAACCCGCACACCAAGGAAGTTGATACGAACGCCACACTCGAACTGAACCCCAATGCTCTCTACAATGATAAGCTGATGGACCAGAGCATAGAGGCTCTCCGTGCTAGTGGCGCGGACGAAGGTCTCATCAATCGCACCATTGAGAAGTTCCAGAACCTCCGCAAGAAATCCGCACAGGAACTTGTGAAGGACAACATTGCATTGGACGAGACGCTGGGGACGCTTCGCGATACGTGGCTTGGCTCCGGCTTGCAGTTCAACCCTATCTTGACTGAATCCATGAAGCATCTGGACAAGCACCTTTCCTTCAAGAATTTTTACAACGAACAGAAGGAAGTGGGCAAGAGTGACGAGGACATCCTCTCCGCATGGCAGGAGAAAGGGCAAGACACCATCAACTCTGTTCTCCGTGGGTTGCAGATAGGTACACACAAGGCAATCGACCTTGGGACAGGTGCCGCCTATGGTGCTCTTCTCTTTGCACAGAATGCAGTTGGCAGTCGTGCGGCGATGGAACATACCCGCACCCTCTGGGACCAGCTGAACAAAAAACAGGAAGCGGAAGCTGAACTTGTTCGAGGCAATATCCTTGCGGATTATACTGCGGAAATCGCTAACCTCGGCTACCAAATGGTAGCAACCGCGGGGGCTGGTAAAGTTGGCGGCCTCGCTGGGCGTGCACTGGAACGTACCGCGCTATCGCGGTTCGCGAAGGCAACGGCTAACGTTGTAGCGAAGCGGGCAGAAGCTCTTGTCCCTGCCGCCCGTCCGGGATTGGCGGGACGTTTGAGTGGAACTATTCAGCGCAACCTCGACAACCTTGCGGCGTTGAACCTCGAACGGGCAGGAGCTGGAGCCGGGGTAAATCTTAGCATCATCTCGCAGGTTGCACCGAATGCTTACTCCGACATCTTCTATACCATTTATGATAGGGAGATGGAAGGGAAGGAACCGACTGCCGAGAACACGAACAGGGCACAGAGCATTGCCAACATGCGTGCCCTCTTTGGTGCGGCTCTCGTATCTACTGGTAGTACTCTCATCAACAACCGCGCAGGTATGGATTCCTTCATGCGTAAGATTGTTGGGGCTAAAAACCTTCGCGGTCAATCTCCATTCCAAACTCTTGAACGGAAGATGGCCGGATGGAGAAGCAAGCCATTTAAGGAGATGAACACGAAGGAAAAGACGTTTGCCGTTGCTTCCTATCTGTACAGCACGAGCAAGGCCGTAGTGGAAGGAGCCACCGAAGAACTGGCAGACGAATTCCAAGAATGGGCATTTACCGAACTGGTGAAGAACGGAGAAATCTCTGAATCTTCTATTGCCACTACCGACCAAGTGATTAGCGGTGCCATAAAGATTGCTTTCCTCGGAGGTATCGGCGGCTACGTTGGTAGCCACTTAGCTGGTGAAGGGAACATACGTTTCCAAACCGAAGCCGCTCCAACTCTCGATGTAAAGGATGCTACTTCCATGCTACCGGATATTACGAAAGATGCGAGCAACATCATCGAGGAAACGGGCAAAGCCATTACCAAAAACAATGTGCCGGAAAGCTTGGTAGAAACCGGAAAGAAGGTTATCGAGATTGCCGGGGAGAAGGGGGATGCCGCGGAAGTTGCCCGCGAATGGGTGGACAAATCCATTGCCCATGAAAGTCTAGTTGTCTCCGACGAAACCCGCAAGGCATGGGTGGATGGCGCAGTCCGTATGGGTATCAGCAACTTCACCCAGTTCCGCAACCTAGTTGAACGGGCCTCCGAAATACATACCTATGAGGGCAGTGCCGCGGCAAGCTCCTTCATGGCAGAAGCCATTAACGACTTGCCCAATACCCTGTCATTCCCAAATAAGGAAAACCTCGACACCATGCGAACCATGTTGTCCGAAGCCCTTGATGCTATGGGAGACCGGGTTCAGGTTATCGAAGTAGACGACGACCTGTCCATCATTACTACAGGGGACGAGGACCTTGATGCCGCCATTAACGTTATTAACGGATTGACGGAAGCCGCGGCTACCACGGAATCCCCGGCTACCACGGAATCCCCGCAAGCGACGGAACCCAAGGAATCCCCGGTAGCTATTGCCCGGAAGGAGAGGGACAATGCTATTGCCCCCATCACTGCTATGGTAGAGACGGGAGTAGTTACCCCCAGTTCCGTGGAAACCGTGGATAACATGGATGCGGCAATCGCCTCGTTCGATAGTAATACTGGTGCGTGGCTCTCCTATGGTACGCCATTGGAGCGCGGCGCGAAGCTCGTCTCCTTGAACGAGATGACCGGGATTAACGCCCCCATGATTACCAGCAACACGGGAGAAACCATTGTCATCGCTCCGCATGCAAGCATGTACAACACAGGTGAGGGAGGTACCCCCAGCACCAAGTGGGGAGACAAGGTCTCCGCTCTCAATCTCCCGACGGATGGGACTGGCGCAAATGCCTATGGCATCCTTTCGGACCTTCAAGCTAATGCCTCCCCCGCACAGGCCGCGGCCATTGATGGAGTGCTCCGCGCACTGCATGCCGCTGGTTTGGATGTTGCTATCCGAGCCACCAATGCCCCGGCGAACATCTCTTCCCCCGCCAGTATCACCTACATGAACGGCACGGACGGGAAGCTTGTCGGCGGTGTCATTGACCTGTACGTGGACCGGGACAATGCGATTGAAAGCGTAACGGGAACGGTACTACACGAAGTCATCCACCTCATTGACCGTCATCTTCGTGCCACCAACGCGGACTATTCCCAGCGGATGGATAAGATTAGAAGCGCGATTGCAGAGAACTACAACAATATTGTTGATAGTCTCTCCGCTATGTATGATGCTAGCGTGGACATCAATGAGATGAACGCCATCGCCGCGCTCGCTTCTGACCTCAACTATGGTCTCCGCGGCCCGGACGAATTTGCCAGTGTCGCGTTCTCCAATCCTGTCATGAACTTCATGATAGCGGAAGCTAGCGGAGACAATATAACCATCACGGATTTGGCTCGCTATGCCGAAGCGGCTGGAGGCAGGAGGCCCATTCATGTGCGCCTCATCGAATGGATTAAGGATTTGATTAGGGACGTGCAACAAACTGCGGACGCTATGGACGGAACCACCGCCGCAGAACACGTGGCTGAATGGGATTCCTATGTGGCCCGCATCGCGGACATGACCCCCGGCAAGTGGTTCGACATGCCTCGCACTCCGTCATGGAAGGTAGACGATACGGATTATACTATGGGCAACGGGGTAGATTATTTTAACCCGATGGCCTATGAGACTGACATGACCCGAAGACTGTCCTTCGGTCTGGCCGCAGAAATCATTGGCACGAATGCCGGGAACTGGGTAACCAGTATTAAGAACGGATGGCTGGGTGCAACCAAGAACTGGGACAAGGCTGGCATCAATGTTAAGTCCGAGGAACAGAAGCTGGTTGTGCTGGAACAAATGGCCAACGTGAATGCGGCATACGAACGTAGTATTAAACGCATTGACAAAATTGGCGATATGCTTCAACGCCGTGCGGATAAGCTGGGCTGGGATGCCGCTACGCGAAAGAAATGGAGCAAGTCCATTCTTGACATGTCGGGGAATATGGACAACGATATTGACCCTGAAACTGTTGCACGCATTAACGCAGAGGCTCAAGCAGAAGTTCGTCAGCATGAACAGACCCGCGACTTCCGTATCGCGTTGGCTAAGAAGACCGTCACCGATGCCGTCAATAGGCACGCGGAAGCGGTGCGTCTGGCTAACTCCCTTGCGCTTAATAGTGAAGGGAGATTGGAAATCAACGACATGATGCGCCGGATTAAAGACATGAGCGTCAAGGGATATGGTGCCATGCTGGACAAGCAGGTAGCTCTCCCCATGCTTTCCCAGCAGATTCACAAATCGCTCTCCGACCTTGGCTCTCGTATCTCCGCGACGGGGGATGCCAATCTGGAAACCACCTACTTCGGTCTTGCCCGCGACACGCAAAACTATCTCGCGGATATGATTAACGAAGCGGATAGTCCCTTCTCTATGGATGAACTTCTGGACAGGTGGTCCAACCTTCGCAATGACTATCTCTATGCGGAGAGTACAAACCATCCCGCCATCGTCCCTATGATTCAGGACATCGCTAAGGCACGGGCCGAAGCTAAACAAATCATCCGGGAAGCCAAGGATGATTTCTACGCCGCAACAAAGAAGGCGGGTGTAACTCGCGCTGGCGTAGCTACCCCTGCTGGTTCCGTGTGGCTGAAACGGGACAACGCTATCCTCAATGCACGCCGTCAAAAACAAGCGGAGTATATGGCTAAGCGGGATGCCGCTGAACAGTGGCTTCTGTCACAGGGGGTTGTAGGTCAACTGGTCCACAATGTCATCGCCGATTCCCGTAAAGAAATTGCCGCAACACAAATCTCTATTGCCAAGCTCATTGGAGATAACCGCATGGCTGACAACGCCGCGGAGATGAATTATCTTCATCGCACCTACATGGCCGTAGGACGTCATGCCGGAGACTTCACCCGGACGATGAAAGACATCATCGCAAACCCCAACGGAGAACTGGCGCAGAAATACGACGGTCTGACGAAACTGTTGCAGGAAGCCGCAATCTCTCATGCCGAAGCGCACCAGAGAGAACTGTCCGAAAACGTAAGCCTAGTGCTGGACAACATGCAGGCATTGGCCGCGCTCCACGACGAGTTGAAACTTCCGCTGGTGTCAGCTCCCACGGGAGCCTCTTCGAATTATAAACTCCTGTTCGAAGGTGTAGCCAAGAACTACAGGACCAGAGAAATTCTTGACTTCATTCAGAACAACTTCGGCGCGGTTCAAATGCTTGCAGATTTGAGGGACGGCCACAACATCAGTGCCATATATAATAAGGCCATGAGCATGATAGCACAGGCAGACTATCACACGAAGTCAAAGATGACAGAGACGAAGGAAACTCTGGACATGAAAGCCAGAGATAGTTTCCTCGCCGAAGTCTTCTCCAGCCTTCCGGGAAAAACGATTGCGGACAAAATCGGCAGTCTTGGTTCCCTGGCATCCGTGGCTTCCGAAGTGAACAAGGCCATCCCCACTATCCCGACTTCGGCCATTGACCAGATATGGAACACGCCTGATATGAATGCCGCAGAACGACTGGACAAGACGCTCAATCTTCTTCGCGGTCAGGCTGGCGTTCTCATGAGGATGAACGGCATGGGCAACGTCATCTCCGCTACCGACTTGAAAGTGTTGCAATATCCGGAACTCTCACGCCTCGCAGTGAACGATGCCATGAAGGCCATTGACGAAGTACTGTCCAAGAAGAGGACGAATGAAGATGCGCTGGCCCTGCGGAAACGCTTGCCCGAATGGCAGAGGAAAGCTATGTATGAACTTAGCGACCTCACCATTGGGGATGCCATTGGGACGTTACAGAATACCCTATCCATGCAGTCGAAGATTGCCGTGAACCAGTTGCTTGCTGACGAGTATACCTCCGTGCTCAAGGCACAGGGTGTGGTCGTACCTCCGGATTCCACGAACCGTACCTCGGACATGGTGGAAATCTCCTTGAAGAATACGAAGAATGCGTTGAACGGAATGTACGCCGACAAGGATGTAGCCGATGCCATCTACCGCATCTACAGACCGAGCGACGACATCCTGAATAGCAGGACGGACGACTATGCCAAGGTCCGCAAGTACTGGCAGAAGTCCGGCAGGGGGCAGGGACTGATGGGTAAGCTAACTGGAATGGCTAACCTTTCTGTCTTAATAGCAAGCCCTAATTCCACTTTACGTAACTTATATGGTACAGTAGCCCAAATGACCAATGCGGGTGCATTGCCAATTATGGGAGGTATAGAAATCGCAAAGCTTACTGGGGACTGGCTCCAGTTGAGTAAGCTATGGTGGCTATCACAGGGCAAGGACCTTGCTTCACAGGCTTCCGCAGATAGACTGCTGGCCGCGGAAGACAGGTACAACGAGAAGCTTCGCTACTGGCAAGAGATTGGTCTGCTGGACGCAGGTCAAGGGGAGTTCCTGCGCAACGTCTGGAAGTCTGACGAGTTCAGTAAGATGGCAGGAGAATTCGAAGAAGTGAATGAGGATTCCTTCTTCAAACTGGCCGAAGCTCTGAACGAGAAACAGGAACGGACAAAGGGCGAGGTGGCTAAGGATGCCGCCAAGACCGCAGGTAAAGTCGTAGCATGGCCCGTCAAAACGATGTCCTTCGCCTATGGCTTGCCGGACGCGGCCGCCAAGATTGCTCTCTTTACTAACCAGAGACCGATTGCCGATATCCAATTAAAGGTACAGCTGGCGCGGGCAAAGGGCAAGGCCAACCCCAATGCGCGGGACCAGATACTCATTGACGCGAGCCAGACTACCCAGAGTTGGGATGCGTATGTGGACAGGTATACTGCCAACATGGTGAAGAGCTTGCTCCCCACGGGTTCGCGTACTCCTTCGTGGGTGAAAACCCTGAATGTATTTGCGGCTCCGTTCTTCATGTTCCAGTACCATACCTTCCAGTCTGTAGCCTACAACCTTGGCCACGCCATAGGTGAAGGGGTAGATGGGGTGTGGGCTATCAATAATGGCATGAAGAAGGAGGGGGCTTACCTCTTGGGACGCGCTATCCTTCGTACCGCGGGTTCCTTAGTAACTATTTCTGCAACCTCTGCGTTCTCTTCCATGCTTGCCCGTGGGATTATTGCCAGTATCTTTGAGGATGACGATGACCGTATAATCATTGACGACGCGGAAGTCATGAGGAAGCTGGCAGACAGTGGTCTAATTCCAGACTACGATAAGTTCGGGGACTTGATTGGCATCATAGATATGAAGCGACATGAGTTCGAGTATTTGAACCTTGAATACATGAACCCGTTCAAGAACATTAAGGTGTTAGCCAAAACCCTGCCCAGCCTCTTCATGGATATGGACGTGGACAAGTGGGGTACGAACAAGACAGTCGAACTAATCAGCCTGCTGGAAAATACGGTGCTTGAAGAATCCCTTCTCCTGAACGCACTTACTGAATTGTCTAATGAGGAAGGATTCAATTACAAGCACAGTCTCTCCGGGGATGAAAACATCAACGTTCTCCCAGCAGTCGGCAATGCAATCCTGTTGGCCGCAGGACTGAACCCCTCGTTCGGCAGTGGACACACGTGGCAATTCCTTGAACGAGCCGCGACGGTTGCCAATAAAAAGATTCCCTTCTACGGCTGGGCAGTCAAGTCGGGTAAACAAGCGTTTAGTGATACGCCTGACATGAGTGCCGCGGCATACGGGTTACAGACCTTGGGTACTGGTTTCCGTCGTCCGAAGGATTTGACCGAAGCCCTTGCCGCCGGGTTAAAGAATGCCAACGCGGCGGTCACTAAGTCGAAGCGAATGAGCGTCCTTCGTCCGGACTTCTACAAGAGAATGGAATCCGGGGTGGATGTGGAATCTATGGAAGCCTTGGAGACCGCGGATGCCGTGAAGAATTTCACCAAGCTAGTCAATAGTGTCCGGTTTGTTACGGAAATTACAAACATGCTTGACCCCGCTCTGCGGAAGGAAGTTCTGGCTTCCGCGATTGAGAGTTCCGGTATGAGTGCCAAGACCTACGGCGCGGCCATGAAAGGTATCATGCCCTACATCATTAGCCCGCAAGCAGGACGTGAGGCTATCGCGAAGCTCAACCGCGAATTGCAGAAGTCTAATACCACGGACGAGGGCAAACGCCTAATCGAAGAGCAGAAGAAACTCATTATCAACCTCATGAGGAAGGGTAGCATTCAGATTGATGGGGCATTGAGTGCGGAGGAAATTCATAATCGGATGAAGCAGTAGTCCTCTGTTTATATCCTTGACCTTCGGGGGCATGGGAGATATAATTCTCCCATGCCCTCTTTTCGTATAGTACCCAATCATATTATGGCCACCCCTCCGGGAGGCTGGAAGTTTATTGTCCCTGAATCCATGAGTGTCAGGCTCAAGGGAACCAAGGTTTCCGCGGGTTCACTGGAACAACTCCGCAAATCCGTCGCACGTCTCTTCATGAATAACGGAGAACCCTTTCAGGTTGCGCTCTTTGAATCAGAGCTTTGCGCTTCTCTCCCTCCCCAATACTGTACCACCTGCGGAGATAAGGGAATTGAATGGAAGGAGTATGAACCCATGAGTGCCAAGAAGATACTGGCCTTCTTCGGTACTATGGTTCTCTGGTATCGACGGGGACACAGGTTTGTAGATGAGGCAGAAGCCCGCCGCCGCTATGCTATCTGCGCCTCCTGTCCTTATGCTACCTCTACGCCTCCTCCGGATTTAGAGAAACAGGGGTGCGCTACCTGCGGTGCCGAAGGAGCTGGCCGCAAATTCCTCAAGGAAAAAATTTCCGGGCTTGCGGACCTGACTAATGGGGCGGCCCCTCTCTATTGTACCTTATGTGGTTGCGACCTATCAGTAAAGGCTCACTTCGATATTGAATCTGACTGCTGGCTAAAATAGTCCTTGACATTATTTCAAGTTGATACATACTTCCCTCCGTATGAACTCAATATTCACAGCAGAAGAAGCTAACAAGCTCCCCCTGTATAAGGGATGCACGGTGTACATTAACGTACATTGCGGTGGCATGCCCACAGTGAGAGCCGTTGAAGTATCTGATGTCGCCTTCGAATGTTTCGTTTCTCGTGTCAGAATCGAATACATCAACCACCGATTCAGAACCATAGAAAACGGCTATCTCAACCACACTGTCTTCCTCACCTATGAGGACGCGGCCAAGCATGCGTGCCATGATTACGTCAAAGAGATAGAGAGGCTCGAACAACAACTCGAAACCAAAAAGAAAAAGCTCGCCGAACTGATGGCGAGCATTGAGAAAAACGAAGTTCCTGTCAGTTAGGTATTGACATCATAGGTACTGCATGGTATAAAGAATCCGCAACGACATCATTCTGTTTGGACTGTAAGTTGTTTGGGTTCTAAGGGTTAGGGACAGGAGGATTATTTCTTCTGTCCTTAATCATTATAAGTGCTCGGGTTCAACTGGGATTCCTTAGGATTGTCGTTTCCTCGATTCGCTACACGAGAAAGAGAATATCTCCTTTTCGTGGAACTCGAATCTCCACGACCGTTGGCTTGGTCGCCTGTTCCCCACTCCCCGTGGGTACAGAAGTTATTGATGTTTATAGCGGCATTCAAGTCTCGGTCAAGACTAATACCGCAAGAAGCGCATGTAAATGTCCGTTTGTTTAAGTTCTTCATCTCTTTATTCCTTGCCCCGCAGTGCGAGCAAAGCTGGGATGAAGGATAAAACCGAGAGACCAGTTGAAGGGAACGTCCATACCATTCGCACTTGTACGTCAGTTGCCGCTTAATCTCTCCGAAGCTGGCGTGCGCGATACTTGCGGCGAGATGATGGTTCTTCATCATTCCCTTTGTATTGAGGTCTTCCATTCTTATTACTTGGTTCTCGCTAACAAGAGTGGAGGTGGTTTTATGTAGAAAATCTTTTCGTTGGTTAGATATTTTCCGATAGATGGAACGCATGCGCTTGCGAGCTTCTAACCTACGACGTGAATCTTTCGTCCTTCTAAACACAATCCGATGTGCTCTCTTCAATCTCCGTTCCAATCTACGATTTCGTTTAAGATGGAAGGTAGTTCCATGAGAGGTAGTAACCGCAGTCTTAACTCCGAGGTCAATACCTACGGATTCATGAAGGGGTTCTGGCAATTCTTTCGGAGTGTCTTCGTATATAACTGAACAGTAGAAGTAATCTCCGTCGGTTGAGACAGTAGCACGTATGTATCTAACTTCCGGCAGATAATCCCGTTCATAAAATTTTACTGATTTTAATTTAGGAAGGCGTAGATGATTACTATCCTTTAAGTATAAAGATAATCCATTAGTAGCGTAAGCTTGTCTTTCATCTCGGCATGACTTAAACGAAGGGTACTTAGAAATTCCTGCGAAGAATCTCTTAAAGGCTTTATCTAAATGACGTAAAGAAAAAGCAATGATACGTGAATCAACTTTACGTAACCAAGCATATTCCTCGTCAGTATTCTTTAACCGATTGATACTGTTAATAAGGTCGAAAGTTGTCGGACGTTTAGTACGGTCTTTCTTTTCCTTATCCTTGTTCTCTTCCCAATGTTTATTGAGTTGTTCCAGTCCCCAGTTATAGACAAACCGAGCCGCGCCAAAGTTCTTATGAAAGAACTCGACTTGCTCTTTAGTGGGTTTGAGTTTTACTTTACGAGACTGGAACATGGATTAAATTATTTATTTGTGATTAGCTTCAAGAGATTCTATCAGCTGGGTAATCTCTCCGATACATCGTTGCAATTCCGATGCGGGGTTTACCTCAACCAACTTATCATGCGTCCAGATATAGAAGAGCCGTACCAGAATGGAATCTTCGGGACTACGTTGGTAGCTATGGCTCATGACTGTACGCCTGAACTGTTCAAGGATAAGGTAAAGGTCAAACGTTTCGAACACCTTGGACCAGTGCTTAGCGTAGTACTCCAAATACCACCGTGCTTTCTTGAGGTCTTCAATACGGTCCTTCTTGTACTGTGACCGCATCAAATACTTGACGGCGTTCCCTAATGCGAAGGGAAGCTTGCCAGTAATTTCTATGGTCTCGATTCCGCTGGGGTGGGAGGTGTAATGCTTCGGGTGGTTGACGGCATCGTTCATGGATTCCTTTCCTTCCGGCAGGTCGGGAAAAGCCTGTGAGTTTACCTTGGTTGAAACGATTGCGTTGATTGCTTCGTGTGCGTGCATACTATTTGGTGAGGTACTTGTAAATTTGTCTGTTGATATATTTGCGAATAGACATCTTAGCTATGATGAAGAGGTGGGGAGAGGGTGGAGTTAAACATCCTGCTTTGACTGTCCACTCCCTTGTAATTCTCCGTGCGAACTTGTGCGCCTTCCTGCATATTTCCAGAGCCGCAGAGGAACTTCCAACAAGAGCCACGGGGACTTTACCTCTGATGAAATAGCCATGAAATTTAATCTGGAATCGAAAGGTGTTGTCCCTCTTAATCCAGCCGGGAGCTTCATCTACGGTAAGTTCTCCGACTGCACCTGTGGATATTTTACTGGACGCGAGAATGCGACCATAGGTTAGTTGTTTCTCGGTCAGTTGTTTCTTCGACCGGAGAGAAGCATGGACAAGTTGCTTATGTTCAGGCATGATGCGAGACCGAAGCTTGTTAGCTTTTGTCTCCATCAAGAACTTCTTTTGCTCCGCGGGGCTATCTCGATACCAGTAAAATTTTCCTTTATATTTCTTGCACTTGAACTTTCCTCTTCGACGCTTTAGGCGATTGGCCTTCATATCGGCTTCCATCTGTTCCCGATACTTCTTGAGACTGATACGGCTCATAGTTCTGGAACGGAATGAAGTCGGTTAGTATCAACTGGGATGTCCTTGAACGCCCATGCGAGGTCGTACTTCAATTCCATCCTTTGCCGGAGGGCCAGAAGGAGCGCACGGATTTGCGGCTGGGCCGCACCGTCTAGTCGCATACGGAAGATGTGCCTCCACTCGCGGAGGTTAGCAGTCACGCCAATCACCGTAGCCGTGCAGTTCGGAAGCAATCCCCGCGCCTCTTCGGGAGGCAGTCCCCCTTGGATAAGTTCCACGTACTTCTCCGCAAGGTTCTGGCAGGTATCCTTAAACTCTTCAATGGTCTTCGGGTCAACCTTCTCGTCGTTAAAGAACTGCGGACGGGTGAAGCAAATGATTCCCTTCCGGGAGTAGTTGATGAACCTCTGGCTTTCTTGGGAAAAAACGGCATGCCTGTGTCGCACCAACTGATGTGTCACTGCCCTGTCCGTCAGGAGGACTGCAGGAATATTGATATGCTCGATGACACTTTCATGTCCGCGGTTAATGATACGGGAAAGAAACGCAATGGGGTCACCCTTCGGTTCGCTTTTATAGCAGATACGTCCCATTATCTCTGCGGCCTCAACCTGTTTATCTATTACTGATTTAGTTAGCGGAAGTGTGACTTCCTGATTTATCCATAGAACGTTCATGAATTAAATGCTTGGCTTTGTAGTTTGCGAGTTCAAGAGTGGGGAATGTCCATCCATACTGGCCCCATTCACTGGTGCTGGGGAGGTATTCATCTCCAGCTTTAACCTTGATGAACTCATTGTCCGCTTTGTGCTGACGGATGATGACAACCTCATAATTGTTTACCTTCCCGCTTCCTTTATGGGTTAGCTCATAGATGGCAACGCCAGCCTCACGGAAAATGAGGCGACAGGTGAAGGGGTTACGGGTAAATTCGTTAGGAATTTTCTTCATTTGTAATTGAAGGGTTAATCATTTGCATGAATTCTTCTTCTGTAATTGAAGGAATCTTGTGGAGCCTCGCAATCTTTTGCTTGTGTTCCCCCGGTTCCTTACCGACGACTAGGTAGTTGGTCTTCCTCGACACGTTCTCCTTGACCGTGCCTCCCATGTCCTGAACAAGTAGGTTATATACATGGCGAGGCTGGGACAGGGTCCCCGTGATGACGAAGTTTACTCCCCGCAACGCGGTGCTCTTGGGAACATTGCCCTCGGCATTGGGAATATCTCCTGTCATAACCATTGCCGTCATCTCATTCCACGTTGGCACGGTCTCCATGTAATTCAGAATTGCCTCGGTCATCAGGGGGCCGAACTCCGCATGACGCTTGTTCCTTAAATCTTCGGGGAAGAGAGTGAGGAAAGCGTAGAGATTGGGGTAAGCATAGGAGAGACTTTCCGCACGGGTGCAACCGACGTGGGGAATCTCCATTGCAGTAATCCATTGCGCAAGGGTTGCATGGTGCTTCCGTTCCTCCACGATTTCAAGGAATCCTCTGTACCCTTGGGTTCCGGGGATTCCGTTGATGAGATTGTCCATCGTGCCGGACATGAGAAGCAGGAACGGGTGGTGGAGGTAAGCAGTTTCTGCGGTCGGAGGCTCTACATCATTCTCCCCGGCGAGCAGTTTGTCTGCAATCATGCGTGAGAATACAAGCCCCATGCCATCGATGTCTAGTGCGTTCTTACCGCATGCGTATTCCAGCTTGGCCGCTACCTTATCCCGGCACAACGGATTGGTACAGAAGATGTTGAGGTCACTAGAGGATAACGTGGAGCCGCAACAGGGACAGGTCAGAGGGACAACGGAAACCGTATTGTCACAGCCGCGAACCTTGCGGATGTACGGAATAATCTCCCCTGCCTTAACCACCTCCACGGTATCACCAATGTGGAAGGAGGCCGCATTAGCCACGTTGGAGAGGGTGGCACGGGAAACGTTGGTTCCACCAATCTTCACCGTATCGAAGACAGCAACCGGGGTTAATACCCCTGTCCTTCCTACTTGCCAAATGACATCGCGAAGGGTAGTTTCAACTCCCTGCGGGTTGAACTTAAAGGCTACAGCATCCTTCGGGTGACGGGCGGTAGCCTCTCCCGCATGGATTATAGCGTTCTTCTGGTTCAACTTAAACACAATACCATCAGTGGGATAGGCATTGTCTTCCCGCAGGTGCTTGGCCATGTCCCGGATATATTCATCCGTCAGGGCTTCACCATTGGGGTATACATTGGGGAGGGTTGCGAGGTCAAACATTTCCATCAGCCACCCATGCAGTTCCATGCGGGATTCAACACCCTCCGGGAAGGGACTTGCATCGAACGGGATGAAGGTAATGAGCCAGTCAGACCACTTGAGCTTATTGTTGCGGAGTTGACCAACGGCACAGGCGCGGAGGTTGGAGTACCCCATGCTTTCCACCTGCCCCTCGTTGCTCTTAGCCACAACCACTTCCCCACGGATAGCTCCCGTGTAATTGCCATAACTTGGCGGGGCCATGTAGAGAACCTTATCAAGGGGGATTACTTCCCCCTCGGTTCCGTCGCCACGGGTAACGGCCTTGACGAGCCGCCCCTTTTCAATGTACAGAACGAGGGTAAGGCCGTCATACTTCGGTTCAACCACGACGTCACGTCCGGCAATCCAGCCGCGAAGCTGGTCCATACCAATTCCGTCCTTGCCCTCATGAATCTTGGCGAGAGACAGGACGGGATTGGGATGCCGGAAGGTCTTGGCTCCCCGTTGTACGTCGTCTCCAAGACTATCGAGTTCCTTGGATTCCGGGGAACGGGAACGCAGTTCTTCAACCAGAGTATCGTAAACCGTGTCGGGAATGAGGGTCTTCCCCTCATTGTAGTAGGAGCTATTGAAGAATGCAATCGCTTCCTCCAACTCCTTCACGCTCATGTTTTTAGGATTACCTATCTCCATTGTCGTCTTCCTTTCCGACGTGTATGATACCTTCGCTAATGATTCTGTCAAGCTCTTTCTCTACTGTTTTTTGACATGTTTCCGGGTAAGGAACCCGAAGTAAAATCATTATCATGTGAAGGTACTCCTTCTTTGTTGGTTCTGCCCTATATATCTCTGCTTGCCGACATGCGCGATGGCATACACGTTCAAGCAGGGCACGGGCAATTGTACGATAATCTTCCTGTTCGCTAGTCGTTTCCATTGCTTTATGCTTCGTGGGGTAGGATGATTTTACGGGCGTTGGCTTCCTTCTCGGCAAGCTCCGACTTATCTACGAAGGTAAGAGTAGACTGTTCCATCAGGTTCATGGAAATTACATTGCTCGCCACGGAGAAGAGACGGAATGCGGAGATGCCTCCCTTCTCTTCATCAATGCGGTCCGGGTCGTTCTGACTGGCATACGCTATCAAGAGGTGAATGGCCATGAAGAGGACGAGTGCCTTAATCATGACGTGGGAATCTGTAAAGATATTGCACGCCTTGCCGGGGTTCTCAAGCTCCTGCATAAAGGCAATGTATTCCTTCACAGTGACGAGGTTCTCGGCGACTTCTGCCATGATGAACTGAACTCCCGCCAGCGGCGGGGGTTCAATATCAAAGATGTTGGCGGCGTAGTCCCCCAGTTCAAGAGCTTTCTCGGCAACCGCATCCGCAGGCGCGTCGATGGGCAGGTTGAAGGCAGGGACTGCATCCCACTCCCGTTGCAGTCTTTCCTTCAACATGATAGACTTCGGTTCGGTGAGAATGCGGGCTACCTCTTCCTGAATATTATCAAGGCTCAATTCGTTTGGTTCTGTGGTGTTCATGTACGGATAATAGTATCTGGGTTTTATTACTTGTCAAGAGAAGTTTCTTCGTTTCTGTCTAATTCATTCAGAAGATTGCAGAGACGTTCCATTTCGGTTGTTCCCTCACATGAAGGGTTGACACGTAAGGACCGATTCTTCTTGAAGTCCCAAATAGCTCCGTCGATAACTCTGAACCGATAATGCAGGTCGATTGGCCTGATGAGAAGAAGAGAGGAAGGGGTTACTGCTTTGATAGTCCCTGTACATTTATCCTTAATACCGACAAGAACGGAATCCTTCTCGTCCTCCATTACAGTCCATTTACCTATATGTTCTCTACAAATTACCTCGTCCCCCTCCTTAAACTTCCGAAGAGGTGTAGGGTAACATTTGATTGCTTCTTCATGACGGACAACCCCCTCACCCAGAGGGAAAGCATTTAAGACTTTGTATCTGTAGAAGTTCGGGGAAAGTTCGATTACCTGTCCCACGTAATACTCTCCACCCAGTTCTCTGACAATGTAGTCACCGGGGTTGATGTCCTCGTCGATATATTTTTGATAGTCTTTGGGTTCTAACATATTCTTGATAGTAGTGGTTATAACTTTTCGGATTTCGTTCGTATTGTTCTTTTTGTTCCTGCATTATCTTCCGAGTTAAATGGGAAACCCGAAGGAGTGCAAGAAATTGTCGGGTTAAACTCTCAAATTGCATTGGAAGGAACTCTTGTGGAGCGAGAGGATTTCCTCATTGGTCAGGGTCCCCATGTTCAGCCGCATGTCGTCGGAAGCCATCGTCAAAATCGGAGTGCCTTCGATTGATAGGGGGAAGGCCATCTTGGCGGCGAGGACTAGCGAGGGGCGGGCCTTAAACATAGCGTCGTATAGGGTTTCGCTATATCGAACGGCGTGATGTCCTCCGAAATAAACTTCGGTGGCATACGTGCAATCCTTGCCTCGCCGCGTCTCTGGCGCGTTTAACCGGAGGATGCGCACCGTGTGGTCCTCATACGCCTTCGGGTCATAAAGTGTGCGGATGATGAAGTGGGTATCTGTCATGATTACCTTGCCGATTCCGAAGGCTTCAATCAGGAACTTAGTCCACACGGATTGGAGATTGTCAGCCTCTGGATACCGGGGAATATAGAGTTCAGATTTAGTCTTGGAGGGAAGGATAATAGTATCCCAAAGTTCCCCGGTGCTTCCCTCATTATTGCTAGTCCAAGAATGAAGGAGCATGATTTGTTGAGCGAGTGCGATGGGTTTCATATCTGTTTTGTTTTTGTAGAGCCATGTGGGGGTTCTAATTAGAAGATAGGTCGAGTGAATCCCATATCTTCAAGGCAACGGGCGAGGCGATTTGCCTCCAGCTGGTGCCGCTCTAGGCGTCGGCGTATGATGTCAATGCCCCACTCTACCAATAGCTGGAAGACAAACCAGCCTGTGATGATGACGCACCATGTAAGGTACGATATGAGAAGTTCACCAGTGGCAAGGAGATAACCTAAACAAACCAGTGCGCTTACGAGGGCAACAATGCCCACTACCGAATGCAGGTGCTCCACGAGGCTCCACAGGGTATGAAGCCTGTCGGCTCGCCCGATGTGGTGGAGACATTGCTTGCGGAGGATGACGACGTTAGATTCTTTTTCGGGTGTCATACTATAGAGCTATGTGAGAGTTCTAAAGGTTCAACGGAGTACGAGCTTCACGGTTTCCAGATTCAAATCGTCGTTCCATTTGTTGCTCGTAAACTTCACCATGCAGGGGAGGAAGAAACGTTCTGCCAGCTTGCGAACCTTTATGGAATTGATATTGTTCATAGATTCCTTATCGGGTGTGAGGAATCGGAAGCGCATATAGGTGAGGCTACCATCAACCATGAAGTCCACCGCCCCCGCTTCCTGCGCAATACGCAACCCCACTTCCTGCCAGTTCTGATTAACCACCGCAATAAAGTGCTTTGCCAGTTCTATAGCATCCCCTACAGTCAGAGCCGCCGTTTCCGCAAGTTTCCACACCGTGCCATTCCACTTCAACTTGTGGAGCCGGACAATGCACGCACCATTGTGTGTGCGTTCCAGTTCGATTGCGTAGGGCCGCATGTACGGCTTAACATACACCGTGCCTTCTCCATCCCACTCGGAAGGCCTGTCTATCCTATGGGATATTACACCAGCCTTAAAAGAAAAGATTGCAGGTTGAAGTTTATTGATTTGATTTGTGAGTTTAAGCCATTCCGTGCGGGAAAGTTCATCACGTTTCCTGCCCTTAATATCAATGTCAAATGCAGTCATAATTTTGTAGTGTTCTTTGTCGGTTCTAATAGGAAGAAATAATTTTTAGTATGTATGATACAATCCTTCAAGGATATGTGCATAATCTTCAACGCGTTCGGTAGGTACGATATGAAAGCCGTTGCATCTTGCGAGCCATTCAATATCCCGCATTTGCCGGGTAGTGGTTTGTGAATATTCTTTGGTCGTAATATACAGTACTTTACCTTGGCGGTCGATGGTGGCAACGTGCGTTTGATAGGAGAAAAGTCGGGTGCGCTTCCATGACATGGAGCGCAAACGCTCTCCGTATAATCCGGTCCGCAAGGGAGACTTGCCACTTTCTTTTCTGCCTTCAATGTATTCCTTGCCTAATTTTTCAATGTAGGTTCTCATGGTGTTTTGTTATTTGGTTAGAGTTATTTGAGGGTTCTAATAAATAGGGTAGCTGGGGCGGGTTTAGGTCATGCCCTGTAGGAGGGAAGGGTAGAAACGGTTGTGTGGTTATAGTCGAAGCGAGAGTATTGTACACCAGTCAGGTTTTTAAGGCCTTGCTTCAAGCTCTCCACTTGCTCTTCCACTTTAACGGCTTGTGCAAAATAGGCGCACACGTAGTCGGAATCGCAAAGGCGGGTATTTGATTCCTCAATCTCCCGGAGCTTGGTATCAAGGCGAACCATATCATTGAAGATTCCTTCAATGAATTTCTCCATGTCCCTTCCGGTGACAATTCGCTTCTGCTTTTGCGTCAGCTCATTGACGTCAAACTTAAAGGAAATATTCACGGAATCAAACATGCCGGGGAGGATATGATGAAACACCACTTGCGACCACGTATAGCGGCTCCAATTTATGTAAGCGTGGATTTTAATGTCCGCCTCAACACTTTGTGTAATTGCGGTGGCCAGACAGTCTTCCAGCATCCGGTCTACTCGGACGTTATAGACCTTACCTGCAAACCGGGGGAGGCGTTCGGCCACTAGTGCCAGCATGCGGTGAGTAATAAGGGCGGCCAGACCGTGAGCGGCATTATCTCGGACGACCTGTTTCAGGTTATGCCCCATGTTGCGCACCGAGATGACATAGTCATTCTGATTATTCTCCATGAGGTCATCCCGTGTTTCAGCTACGGCGGCATCGATAGCGGCATTTGCCCGTTCAATAAGGGCATCAATGGCGGTGACAGTGGTGGGGATTGTGATTGTAGTATTCATAGTATTATTCTTTCTATCGGTTTATTGTTGTTTGGTTTATTGTTGCGGGGCTTGTCCCCGTTGGATAGTTTCAGGTTAGCAGATTTTCTTATCTTGTCAAATACTTTTTGTAGAGCGGCGTAGTTATTCAGCTTTAACGGGTTCCATATTCATTGAATGATACGCAGATAAGATACATGCTGAGAATTAGAATGCCGGGTATCTTCTACCTGTTGGACGTTTTCAATGCCGAAAGGGAACCATGCTATCTTTTCCGCTAGCGATAATCTTTCAAGGGTTAAATACGGGGATTCATCCACGGATGAAATTATCATAACGTCATAAGCACCTACTCGATAGATAGAAAACGTATCTTTCAGGCGCATGCTTCCCGGCTTGGCAAACTTGTCCAGTAGTACTTCCGAAACCGCCCACACGGCGGGGGAAAGAGTATACTCTTTTCGGTGCAAGGAATTAAAGCTTTCAATAGTCAGGTGTACTTTGCCATTACCTTCTACTTTTATTTCCTTTCTGATATGTAATTCTGATATGTCTTTCATGGTCTGTAATTTATGATTGGTTTATTGTTAAACCCCGGAATCCCCGGAACCCGTTGCACCCGATATCCCCCGCATTCCGGGGGCGGGAATTATTCCTTTGTCTTTCTACTTTTTCTTTCTATTTGGTTAGAGTTATTTGACGGGTTCCGGGGATTCCGGGGTTTAAATGTTCCACGTGGAACAATTTTGATTCCCCGGAACAAGCCGCAAGTGGTTTATATTCTTCCAGTTGCCAGCGTTTGGCCGTGCATCGTCCGAACCCAGAAATTAACGATATCACGGGGACGGGGGGATACATTGTGGCCGTTCATATCGGTGAAAGTATGCCCCATTTCTACCAAGCCAATCAGGTTGCGGATAGTACTGCGCAGGGTTTGATTTCCTTTCAGGTACACCTTTACCCGGCTACCGTCTGTAAGCTTGAGTTCAAGGTAGCAGTTAGTCATCCGGCAACCCGGATTTATCCATGACAGGACGGCGCCCATGTAGCGGGGCAGGACATAGTATTTTACACAGTCACAGGGCAAGCCAAAGGCGGGCGTGCTGGTGAAATGTGCTTCCGGCTGGTCGTCCACAGGGCAAACTAGGAAATAATCTTTTTCCCACTCTTCAATGTTTTCAAGGTCTTCATCTCTCATATCTTCCTTGCCTTCTCCGTATTCAAGGGAATAGATTGCCCATTCTGGAATGTCGTGAATAAGGGCATAGTCTGATACTTTAAGAGTTGCGGGTTGTGTTGCGGGTTGTGGTATGGTCTTCATAATATGGTTGCTTTCTATTGTTTTGTTGTTGGTTTGATTTTATAGAGCGGCGTAGTTATTCAATGGGAAGCGGGAATATTTGAGCATGCGAAGCTTTAGCTACTGGCTGGCAGAACCGTTGTTCCAGATACTGGTTAATTTCCGCCGGGTCGTAGGTACACCAAGCCCCTAACTCATTCTCATTCACCGCCTTCCACAATCGTACTATGTCAGAATCATCTAATTCCGGCAGGGTATCCCAGGGATATATGTTAAGCAGGGCGGCAATGGGGCGTGCATGCGAGGGGGATGTTGCGAAAAAGATAAGGGACAGAAGGCCCTCGCCGTTTTCGTAGAATGCCCATGCCGGGATTTCGTTGTCTTTCAGTTCAATTTGAGTGTTCATGATATAGTGTTGTTTAGGTTTTCAGTTGTATGATAAATTAGAGCGGCCAAGAAATAGTTTCCGGGGAATCAGAAAGGGCAAGTACAAAGTCAGTTTCAAACTGTCTTATCACAATGTACCCTTGTTCCGGCGTATATCCTTTAAGTTCTCCCAGAATGCACCAAGAATCCAGCCTGATTTTAATCTCGCTACCCCTTGGCAGGGCGGCAAGTAGCTTCCTTGCTTTTTCGATTCCCTTGCATACCCTATCCGTAACGGTAAGCATGAGGGCGGTATCTTCCTTCCAGTTATGGGGCAAGATTGTCATCTTGTCAGGGTCTGATACGTCCATTTCGTCATAGTCTAATTTTAGTATTTCTTTCATAAGTTATTTCTTTCTAATGGTTTGAGGTTATGCGGGGGCTTGTCCCGCTTGCTGATTTTAGTTTATCGGATTTTATTATCTTGTCAACTAGTTTTTTGTTTTGTATGACAAAATCGTAAGTTATTCATCCGCAATGTTGAAGGCCTTGCGGGCGTTGTATCCCATGCGCTCAATTTCCATGATTGTTTCAACTTCTCCGGTGGGATAGATAACGGTGGTATGTGCAACCAGACGGCCCGCCTCGTGCCTCAAAAACTGGTGGATGTCCGCAACGTCATAGTTAACGCCCTGCCACATGTCAATCATGTCCAAGTCCGCAAGGGACGGTTTAACGTCCCAGGGGAAAATGTCAAACACGGCGGCCACAGGGCGGGCGTGTGTGATTGTTTCGGCGAAAAGCACGAGTGACAAGATTCCGGAACCGTTTTCGTAGATTGCCCATGTGAGAGTTTCACCGTCATTTAAGTTAATCTGATTGCTCATTGTTTTATTTCTTTCTATTGTTTCTAAGGGTTGTCCCCCGTTGATGATTCCACTTTAGCAGATTTTCTTACCTTGTCAAATTGTTTTTTGTTTTGTATGACAAAATCGTAAATCGTTGACGGTTAGATGATAAAGGAAGCCGTGTACTCTTTTGTACCGTCACCCGTCCCCCGGAAATATCATCAGCAGGGAATGGAAGGGCATTAACTGCGGCCCTTAATGCGTCTTCAATCGCTTCCGCCTTTTCTGCGGGCAGGCCTGCGCTGTAAGTGACAGAAAGCAAGATTTCTGTGGGATTAGGGTCTTCTGTACCAAGCTCGCCGCATGTGAGAACTTCCACCGCTTCCAGATAGTTAATGTCACCAAGTCTTCTGTCATGCACGATTGCGAGGCGGTCTCTCTTAATCTTGCGGCGCAACCGGGTGGCAACCTTGCGGATGATTGCGAGCTTATCCGCCGCCGTAGCGGCGGGGGCGTCATCTTCTGTCTCTTCTGTCTCTTCTGTCCACCGCACCGATTTGATAAATAAACACAAGTCAAGAAAATTGTGGTGGTGGATATCCGGGTTGCAACCACCAGAGATGACATAATCCATGAGTGCGGCCTTTACGTCATCTTCATTTCCGCTATCAACGGCGGCGGCAAGGTTGTTCATGTGGAAAAACGTTGCGTAGTCATAGATTGCTTTTAGGTGCGTTGCGGCGTCATAGTTGATTGCACCCTCACGGCGGTCTAAGATAATGTCAATAATCATTGCTTTAATCTCCTATCTATTTAATTAGTGTTCTTATTGTTCCGGGTTGTTCCCGGTGGATGATTGCAATTTAACACGGCGGGCGGGGGCGTCAAGTGGTTTTCTTTCCGGTGCGTTGTAACTCGCTAACTATCTGCGTATTATAATTATGTCATACAACTTTCCCGGTTCCCCCGGTTCCCCCGGTTCCCCCGGTTCCCCCGGTTCCCCCGGTTCCCCCCGGTTCCCCCTTTTATATATAGTGTAGGGCATTCTTTTGTATTCTTTTGGCTTCTTTTGGCATTGTAAATGGTTAAATGTTCCACATGGAACATTTGCATTTATGCAATCGGGCAATCGGGCAATCGGGCAATCGGTTTGTTGTGGTGGGATAGCGGCTTCAACGGCTTCAACGGGTTCAACGGGCAATCGGGAAGGTTTGTTGTGGTGGGATAGCGGGTTCAACGGGTTCAACGGGTTCAACGGGTTCAAGATAGTTAAGGATTCATAACTATTAAGGATTCTTAAACATTCCTCCCTTGTAAGTGCCGTCTAACTTTATAAGTCCAGCCTAACTTTTAAGTTTGGACTAACTTTATAAGTCCAGCCTAACTTTTAAGTTTGGACTAACTTTATAAGTCCAATCTAACTTTTAAGTCTGGTCTAACTTTTAAGTTTGGTCTAACAATCTTTGAAGATAGATAGTCCGATATTTGACTATCTGACGGCAAAACCGCAGGGACTGGCCGCCTGCCGATTGCACTTCTACAGGTACGCAAGATATAGGGGCGTGACAATTTGACATACAAGATATAGGGGCTTTACAAAATTGTAAAACTTTTAGTCCGATATTTGACTATTAATGAAGGGAAGGATACCTATACCCCTATGGGTATGGCTTGTATGTTGTTGATACTTAACCAGTACCAGACCGGACAATTTAAGGGCAAGACCGTGCCCCTTTTCTGCCTTCTCCAGCGCCTTCAATTTCAATCCCTATCGGAATAGTAGGAAAACCAAAACCCCGATTTTGCATTATATGTATTATGCGAAGTATGGAAGCGGATTGCTTAGAGTATCAATGAGTTACGCATATCAGGGTGTCAATGGGAAACGGACTTTGCACCCCCGGATTCCATGGAGACCTACAGACCACTTCATACCATAAGTTTCTTATCATCAGACGGTTGCAACAGATTCCGGGGATTCAATGGGTTGCATGCCGTACCGTTCCCGTGACAGGGGCAGGGGCAGTTCAGGGCAGGCAATGCACCATTCCCGTTGCAATACGGTGGCCTATCATACCGATTCCGCTACTTGTGGGGGAGAGGCAGGCCCCTGAAACATACCGATTCCGGTGCAATCAGGGGCAAAAAGGTTCCATGATGCACCGATTCCGTGGGTATAGGGGGAAACTGGATGCCAAGAAAATCCAAACACCACCACGGTTTCCCAGGCTCCGGGGTTGCACGCGGCCCATAGTAAATAGTTGGGTCAAATTTTTTCCGTGGGGTACGGGGGAGGGGGTACCCTTCTGGGCATGTCAAGCAAAATCGACATGCGGCCATTCCACGGGCGGGATATACTTCTGGTCTGTTTCAGCCTCATCTGGTCTGCACCCCATTCCTGCCACGTCAATCAAAATCGACATGCGGCCATTCCACGGGGACGTATCGACCTAGAAGGCGGGTATACTCTTCGGGCGGGTAGTTATAGCGGACCAGCGGTTGTGGCGCGTTCTAGGGTAGGACCCTCGATTAAATTCGGGCAAATTTACTAGAGTGTGGCGGGGTATAGGTAGCGAGATGGTACATTAGTCATGAAACAGGAGATAGGGCACTACCATCGACCAAATTTGCGCACGGCGGGCATAATGCGAGGGAGCGGCTCTCACGGATTTGGCGGTAAAGAAAAAGCCCGCAGGTAGCTTGACGAGACTACCCACGGGCGTAACTATGGAAAATGCCTGTAGAAAGGAGAGTGTTTGGTCCGCTCCTGTGGCGAGCAAGTTCCTTGCTTGGGATAGCCAGAAGCATTGAGCTTAGCTGGTTCGGTTGCCGTTCGGAGCGAACAGGTGCAACATATCACATCAGGGGAGAAAGTCAAGAGGAAATCAGCGTGATGGACGCGTTTACGAATTTAATCCAGTGTGGCGAGGTAGAAGGAGGGGATGGGGTCCGGGTGGATAGTTGTAGCGGAGGAATGGTTGCGGCGCGTTCTAGGGTAGGACCCTCGATTAAATTCAGGGGATTTGGGGATTGTCTGTCATGTGCAACCCGTTTGGCCAATATACAAAGTTCTTGACATTTGTTTAGGGTGTGCTATCCTACGCCAGTTCGTAAGCATTGCAGAACGGCAAGAACCACGGCGTTTAATAGGTTCTGCCACCAAGACAATGCACCAATCCCAAGGCGACGGACTACATTTGTTTGTAGGTGTTGATGGAACCCCGGAGGCAGGTTTATCCTGTTTCCGGGGTTTTCTTTTACCCAATAGCCTCAAAATCAAGGTAAGCGATTGAGAATTAAAATCATAGTAGGAAGACATTAAGGTTAAGGAGCTTGCTCTCCTATAACTGACCTTGAAGGCATTACCAATGTTTAACACAGGTTCGGCTCTTCATAAGTCGTTGAGAATCAGTAAAAACCCCTTCGGCTAACAGAGTTTAACAGAGGCCTAACATTGGCTCTGTGATAGTTAAGTGCTTTAGATTGAACCGCTTCTGAAATCCTAACACTTAACATTGATATCATTGAATATTATATACGTATATAGGGAACCCTATACCCCTTTTCTTATAAAAAAATATTAAAAATAAATATGTATTATGTTATGTTATTTTAGAAAAAAGGACGCTACTACCGTTTCACTATCAATCACTTAGGACCTAACAATAACTAATTGACACCTCTGTTAGCCCCGGAACCCACGGAACCCAGAATCCACGGAATAACAGAAGCAAGTTCCTCATAATCAATGGACTTCTCAAATCCTAACAGAGGTGTCAAAAACTTATCAATCAGCCGAAAACTCTGTTAGGGTCTGTGTTAAAACGAGCAACCTCAATAGGTTACAACTACCAAAGAATTGAGACAGAGGGCACCTTTGTCCCAATCCTAACACAATAACACAATAACAGACCATCATGACACAGTTTTTGAATTTTCACTTGACAGCCCGCGCCCTGTCTGCTACCGTGCCGTCGATGAATACATCAACACCACAAAACACTAGCCGGACCGTCGAGGACCATGTGAACCAGTTTGTGCTGGAGTACATGCTCTATCTGCGGAGTTTCATGGATGAATATCCCATCGCAGGAGTATCTCCCCACAACATAAACTGTTGCGACGCCATCTACCTCGAAAATGATTCCCTCCCAATATATATACAGGGACCGGACAGTCGTCCGCTATCGTCTACGCCATTGGTGGCTTTGCTTCAATATTTGGCAGAGCGGCCCTTCGTCCGGTTTACGCTTCCGACACTCTACCAACTCCTGACCACAATATATGGTTCCCCGGTAACCGAGACCCCATTCAACCGATTGTTCTGTGCATCCACGGTAGCCCTCGATATCGCGGATTCCGTGGATACCGAGGGTGCCATGTTCACGCTCGCGCCACGGGCTATGGACTTTGTACGGAACCTTCCCAAGAGCAAAGATACGGAGACCGTTAAACTGCTGGAAGAGAACTTCCACATCCCATGCCCCGTAGCCCACGGTCCTGCGTCCAATTCCTACTTCATCTATTGGGAGGCGATGCTGGGACTGACCACTGACACCGCGAGGCGATACCTGAAAGTGCTTCACTTCGCACAAGAAGGGAGACGTAGTCCCGTAGGTATTTTCGCCCTCCATCGTAATGAGGTCTATTCCCTTTCCAGCCTCATGTCCACCTTGCGCGAGATGAACGAGAGGCAACTTATTCAGTGGCCCAAAGAAGGCGAGAAGGAAAGCGCGGAGGCCCGTATAGAAGAATTTGAACCCGTCTTCGCAACTATTGAACCCAAGAAGTAAACGCCGTGTCTATACCGGAAACAAAACTGACCGCCGTAGGCCTAACCAACGGACAACTCACCTATGATAAGGATAAATTCCCCAATGCCGGAGGATGCAACCATCCGAATCAGGTGAACCTTGCGGACGTGGAGAGCTTTTTCTCCGCGCCCGCCGGGGCTAAAATTCAGCCCCAGCTACTGCGTTGGAGGTTCTTCTCAACCATGTACGACATGAAGGAAGGGAGGGAGCCGCGAGTTTCTCTCCCCTCCCTCTTCACCCGTACCTATAAGAAGTGGGAAGACCAGGGGTGGCTACCTCTGGTGAAGCGGGCACTCCCTGCCTTCGTCCCCTCCGTCAAGTTCCTCGGTGCGCCCAAAGAGTTGGACGGCATGTACTTCTCCAATAAGAAGCAAGTCATGACCGATTTCTATTCTTGGGAACATACCGGAATATTTGGGATAGATATTGACCGTGGCCATGATGGGAATACGGATGATGCGGATGCTCTCTTCTCCACTGCCCAATCCATTCTTCCCACTATTCCCGGATTCCTCTTCGCATATACCAGCCCCAGCGGCGGGATTAAGGCGTTGTTCCGTATCTCCGCATCCTATACTCAAAAGCTCAACAACCCCGGAGCATCCACGGATTCCACGGATAAAACGGCTACCGAGGTTGCGGAGGAACTGCTGGACAAGCGTCTCCTTCTCCATAGTGCCATCTACCACTATATCGCGGAGACCGTGGAATCCCGGACGGGACTATTCACGGACCCGCGATGCGATGACCCTGCACGTCTCCAATACATCTATTGGGGCCAGTACATCGCGCCGTTAGGGGATGAGGCTCCCTACTTTACCTTACCCTCTGACACCGAGGAACTGATTGCCAAGTATGGTAAGAAGAAAGCACCGAGGACCCGCTCCTGCAACCGTGAACTGCGCGAAGGCGAAGTGTTGCCGCAGGTGTTCCGCGACTTCGCTAACTGGTTGGAAAATAGAGGACACGAGCCGGAGGCGACCGCGGTACGTGAGATGCTTAGGACCAGACCGGATGGTAATAACCGTCTCTACAACTACTGCCCCTGTTGTAAGGAAGCATGTACCAATGCTCGCCAGAATACGGACCTCATGCTGGAAATCAACTTGGACTTCCCTCTTCAATCGTTCTTCTTCTGTCTTCACGGCTCCTGTCAGGACTGGAAGAAGGTGAAGCTCCCGATGCAGAAGTTGTGGAAGATATATACCACGGACCTCGAAGCCAGAGAGAACTACGAAAGCGAATGCGATGACAAGAACCAGTTGGAAGTCTATCCGTGGGCCAGTTCCCTTCCTCTGATGGAATGCGCACAACGTGGTCTTGACGTTAATAACCGAGGGACTAAAGGACTGCCTGAACGTAGTGAAATTGACTACAACGGATTGGCATACCTCCATGTGAAGAAGGATGGAACTCCGCGGATTACGATTGACAACCTCCGCATCATGTTGCAAGGCCTTGGCTACCTTCCCGTGCGCAACTTGTTGCGTGATTCCAATGAGTTGCTCGACCTCAATACAGGTAAGTTCTATAACACGGACAAGGACACGCTAGCCACACTCACCGCATGGTGGGAGAGGCTTACGGATGGAGCACACACTCCGCTCAAGTATTTCTCCGACGCGTTCTATGCGCTCTGCCCTCGTGCCTCCTATCACCCGCTTGCCACTCTCGTTTGTTGTAACGAATGGGACGGGCAGGACAGGTTGTCCGAGTACTTGAGCCTTCTTCCCATGAATCAGGAGCACCCGGTTCCCCAAGCCCCCGAAGGCATGGAGCCATTTACTCCCGACACATGGAGAGATGCAGTTCTCACTACGTGGCTCGTCACCGTATGGCGACGGCTCATCCTCCATATCACCGGACGAGATTCCGAGATTCCGCAGAACTACATGCCCATCTTTGTCGGACCTCCCGCTACGGGTAAGGACAAGTGGGCAGACAACCTCTTCGGAAATATTAAGGGCTTAATGACAGACGTGCAGGACATGTCCTCCCAAGGTGTTGACCTCTCCATGCTTCTCTCCCAGTTGGTGGTGCTCAAGTGGTCCGAAGTGGATGACATCCTACAGAACCGCAAAATGAGTTCCCGCATTAAGAAGCTTATCACTTCCAACGCTTCTACGGACCGAAGGAAGTATGCGGAGAACCTGTCAGACTTCCAGCACATCGCCAGCTTCATTGGCTCTACCAACGATGACCAGCCGCTCATTGACCCCACAGGGAACCGTCGATTCATCCTCCTATATACGGGCTACCCGGAGACGCAGGAACGAGCCTTCGATGCTACGTGGGAACGAGTGGACCGTATGATGGCTATTGACAAGGTACAGCTTTGGGCGCAGATTAAATACATCTCGGACCATGCGGGTCCCGGTGAATTTACATGGAGAAAGCTTACCGACGTGTCGGAAGACTTCAACAAGGAATACGGTGTTGACCTTGGAAGTGAAGAATACCTCGCCAATATGGTTCGTCCGGTCGATTACAAGTGTGACAAGACGAAGGATGGTTCTGACATTGCTAGGGCCTTCTATGAGCAAGTATCTACACCCAAGGCTCTTCTCCGGTACATTAAGGCGCAACAACAGGATAGGGCCTTCCTCGACATCAAGGAACCCACGGCATCCGAGACTAAATCGTTTACGAACGCCCTCGGAAGCGTTTACGCTAACTGCAACGTGAATGTCAAGTTCACGGATTCAACGCAGATTGTGCGTAAGAACACCTCCTTCCGTCGCATGACCTACTTAATGGTTGAGGACTGGTTGAGGGTTTTGGATGCGGAATCTAAGGAACGATGGTACGCAAGATTCCCTGAATGGAAGGAAAGAGACTTACATGTAGAACTGTAAGAGAAGGAGTTACAACTCCCTCAAAAATTTCTTCCAAAAACTTCTTGACAAAAATCTAATCTTTGATACATTGGCCTCGTCACCGGGATTCCGGGGCGGGGCCAATCCCGTTCCGCTAATCCCATAGAATACAACTAAGCAAACAAGCAACAAACATGACTACGACAACCGACGACAACATGGTCACCGAGTTGAAAGCTCTTGAATCCGAGCTTCGCTCACAGGTGGAAAAAGCCGAAGCGGAATTGAAGTCCCTTCGCAATAACCACAACCGCATTGTCAAGCTAATCAATCTCCTTGATGGTCTTGGCAACTTGATGAATAATACGCACGTTACCACGGTTGCGGATTCCCCTCGCCCCGGCTATAGCAAGAATGGCAAGAAGCTGGGACGTCCGTCCAATGAACGTCTCGCCAACTTGAAGGCGCAGAACCAGAACCTCCGCGAACGTTGTGAACTTAGCCAGAAGCGCGACCAGCTGAACAAGGCCATTGACTCCCTTGATTGGATTATCGACTTGCAGGAAGAAGGTGAATACTAAATCTAACCTCTTATGCCCAAAAGACTTATGACATTGGAAAACATGGACTACTCTCAAAGATTTAGGGATAACCTCGAGGACACGTTGGAGCAGATGCTTCCGGTTCTCTCATTCATACCCTTTGTCCTTACCCTAGTGGTTAAAGGGTATTCTCCTGAATATTCGTGGATGACGTGCTTCTTAGCGGTACTCGGCAGTCACGTGCTTCAAATTCTCTTTGTTGTTACGGTGAACTCCATTCCGAAGAAGGATTCTTTCTTTTTCGGGGCGGTCGCCGCCGCTGGTTTCTACTTAGTCCCTATACTCTGCCTCTATAATGCGATGAAGAGCTAATCATGAAAGACCTAGCAGAATTATCCCCCTACATGGGCATCTATTACCTCTCCCTATCTATGGGCTTTCTGGTCAATGGCATGCCCCTACTGAACTCCCTCATCTTCTCGCTCATTCTCGTCCTCATCGTTCTGTGGGTGTGGTCCTTCATCTACATCACCATCACGCACCTATTGAAACGGAGTAACCGGGACATGAACGTCAATATCTTTGGCCTCTCCGCAACATTGGTCACCCTCTTCTTCATTATCATATCACTCTAAACTATGTACAACGAAATTGCAATCGCCGCCCAAACAGTTGATTCCCACTTCTCCTATATGGGATTAGAGGAATCAGCCGCTGACCTCCTGCGCCATCTTCTGTGGGAGATTGAAGAATACCGGGAAGCTGACGCGGAGGACCGCGTAAAGGAGGCAACCGACATCGCCATTCTCGCATTGCGCCTCGTCGCGGCGACCGGACGGGATGAAGGTTTCTCCTTTGAGGATGGGATATTCCTCGCAAACGAAAAATGCCAGGAAGTCGTGAACCGCATGAACCGTGCCGTGAAACTGTACAAGAAGGACAGAACCGCCGGAATTCCTATGAGCACACCTCAAGAATACTACGCGCAAGCGAAGGAACAACTAAATACACCCAAACACTGATGCACGAAGAATTAGATAAGAACCCTATATCATTTTCACTGCCTCGCATTCCGGAGTATGAAATGGAGATTACAGACGACCAGACCAAACTCACAGGCGATACTCTTGCCGTTGACTTTGAAACATACTTCGAGGGGAAATATTCCCTTAAGTTCATGGACCCGCATTCCTACTGTCTGGACCCACGGTTCGACGCATACATCATGTCCGTCTATGACGGGAAGTATTGCTGGGTAGGACATCCGAAGGATTTTGACTGGGAGAAAACTACGAAGGACAAAACCCTCGTCGCGTTTAACGCCAGCTTCGACTATGCCGTTTACCTCTTCGCACTTCACGCGCCGGGGTCCAAGGGCATCCCATGTACTCCCAGTTTCCGGCCGCCCTTCAAGGAGTGGCTCTGTTCCCGTGCCGCTTCCAACTATCTCGCCATCTATGGCTCTCTTGACAAGATTGTCGCAAAACTTTGGGGAGTAGAGATTAGCAAGGAGGTCCGAGCCAAGGCCGAAGGCGTTGATTTCCGCAAGATGGAAGTCATCCCAGACGACATGAAGGAATACGTGGCGGGCGATAGTTACTACTGTCTCGCCGTGTGGGACAAGATGAAGAACTTCTGGCCGGAAGATGAACGGGAATGCTGGCTCAATACCTGCATCATGGGATGGCGCGGAGTTCCTACTTCCCGCCAGTATCTTCTTGACGGATTGGAGAAACTCCATCAGGCGCAGGAGGAATACAAGGAAGCTATCCCGCTTGAAAAGAAACTCTCCATTCCCCAACTACGTAGAGCGTGCGAGGAACTGAACATCCCGCCGCCGGAGACGACGAGTAAGGCCAGCGAACTATTTACGGACTGGCTGGAAGAGTATGGCCACCTCGTTCCGTGGGTAACTCTTATCGGGAAGTACAGGAGCGTGAACCGCATGATTAGCATTACCGAGCGTATGCTTTCCCGCGTCTATACTGACCATGAAGGGATAGAACGTCTCCCCTATACGCTGACCTACTGTGGCGCAAGTACGGGTCGCTGGACTGCCGGGGGCGACAAGCTCAACCTGCAACAGCTTAACCGTGAAGACGTTCTGGGCTTTAACCAGCGCAACGCCATTCAAGCACCCGAAGGGTATAAGCTCGTGGTATGTGACTGGGCCGGGATTGAAGCACGTCTGACCGCTTGGCTCTGCGGGCAGGAGAAAATTCTTGATACCCTCCGTGCTGGTGAGAAGGACATCTATGCCGCTAACGCGAAAGGTTGGGGCCTCATCCCCGCGGATGTCAAGGACTTCAAACAGTACTGCAAGGAAACTCCGGGGCAAGCGGACCTTCGTCAGCATGTGAAGGCGGGGGTACTTGCTTGCGGCTTTAGTGCTGGATGGAAGGCTATTCAACGCTCGAACCCCGGAATGGACAGGGACCAGTGCCAAGCGATTGTGGACATGTACCGCAGTCGTAGCCCAGAAGTGGTAGCATGGTGGAGAGAGTTGGACGCGCTGGCCGCTCGTGGCTATCGTACCCCCTCCCATAGCTTCGCGCTCTCCCTTCCCTCTGGCCGGAAGCTCTATTATCGTAACTGTTACAAGAAACTCATTCAACCCAAGGACGGTCGTCGTCCCTATTTCGCAACCTGCGTCGATTTCGGATACAAGTCCTCCATCGTCAATACTAACCTCCTTAGCAACAATAACATCCAGTCAATCGCACGTGACCTCATGGTCCGCACGTTCAATCGCTTGTGCAAGGAATTAGAGGGTGCGCAACCTATCCTTCTCGTGCATGACGAAGCCGTAGTGATGGTTCCGGCTGACCATGCCGAGGAATACGCCCAGCGCATCGAACAGATAATGGAAGAAACTCCGCAGTGGGCTTCATCCCTTCCGCTCCTTGCCGAACCTGAAATCATGGACAAGTATCGCAAATGAGCGCACTTACTCCATTCCCGCCCCAAGAGGATTGCATCCATGATATGGTGGACGCGATTACCCGGCACGGCTATGTGATAAATAAATCCTGCACGGGTACGGGGAAGACATTGGTTACTATCGAAACCGCGAAGGCTATGGGCAAGAGACTTCTCGTCGTCTGCCCTGCCATCGTAGTGACCCAATGGAAGCGAGCGATTGAACAGCAAGGAGCGGACGCGGTGGATGTCCTCTCATGGGAGAAGGTGCGCAGGGGAAGTACCTCCTACTACAAACGCCCAACAAAGGTTCCCAAGTCCCGGATAGTCTTCGGGGCTTGGACCCTTCCCGACGATTCCTTGCTGGTCCTTGATGAAAGCCATAAGGCCAAAACCTATGGTAGCCAAAGCAACATCATGGCATTAACTGCGGCCCATCAAGGACTTCCGACGATTATGCTCTCTGCCACTCCCTTCGTCTCCCCTCTTGACATGAGCGTTCCCGCAACGTATGCCAAGTGGATTCAAGACCCCCGGCGAGGGTTCTGGCTCTGGGCACGTATGCACGGATGCACCGACAGCTTCTGGGGAGGTATCGAGTTTAAGCTCAACCCACGTAACCACGCCATGATGGAGGGCCTGAAACAAAAGCTCTTCACTGCTGGAGTTATGACAGAGATTGACAAGGATAGACTTGACACATTCTTCCCGGAGAATAGAATCGAATATCTGTCCGTGGACGTAGACATGAAAGGTATGAGAGAGATTAAACAGTTGCAGAAAGCACTTGACAAGCTGGACAAATCATGGGACCAGTCCATCGAACGAGCTAACGAGAAGGGAATCGAACTTCCTGCTATCGTTGAACTCCTTCGGCTTCGCCAGCAATCTGAATTGGCTAAGCTCCCCACGATGGCAGAGAAGGCAGTTGAACTTCTGGACAGCGGATATAGCGTCGCCATCTTCGTGTCCTTCCTCGACAGTCTCTCCACACTCTCGGAACTCATTAACAATAAATCAGGTAAGACAATCGCTTATGCCGAGATTAGTGGAGCGGTGACTGGGAAGAACCGACAGGAAGAGGTGGACAAGTTCCAACGGAATGAAGTTCCTCTCGCTCTCGTGCAGATTAGTGCAGGAGGAACTGGGGTATCGCTTCACGATACCGAGGGAGGCCACCCCCGCGCCGCACTCATCTCGCCAGACTACGCAATCGTCAATTTGCTACAGGCACAAGGACGTATCGCCCGCCTCGGTGCAAAGTCACACACATTGCAATACATCGTGACCGCCTCCGGTACGGTGGAAGAAAGAATTATTCAAGCACTCAACACAAAAGAAATTTGTCTTAACGCATTAACATCAAATGGCTAATAACGAAACCAACACTCACAGCAAGTACAGTCCGAGTAAGATGGCATTGCTCGCCACCTGTCCCGGATATGTCCCACGCCCCGTGACTAAAGAGGAAGAAGAGGATGACTTCTCCCCGGCGGCCATTGGGACCCGTGTTCACGCGGCCCTTGAAACCAAGAACCCAGAATCCCTTCTTACCAAGCATGAACACATCCTCTACACTGCGGCATCCAACATGGTGGATAGGCTCATGTCCATCTTCGCAACCGAGGTACAAACGGACAAGGTAGAAGTACTCCCGGAACACAAGTTTGAAGGAATCGTCTTCAACCCAGACGACGAAGCACAAACCGGAACGGCTGACGTTCTTGTCCGGCATGGTGATACTTCCATGATTATCGACTACAAAATGGGGATGGTCCCTGTCTCTGACCCTGCCGAGAATACCCAGTTCATCTACTATGGTTTGCTGGAAATGGCAGAACGCCCTGAATGTAAGCGCATTATCCTCGCGGTGGTACAACCCAGCCAGACCGAAAGCATGAAGATTGCGGCGTTCTACCGCGACGGTAAGGGGCCGAAGTTCACCACCGACATGTCCGCAGTCCCTATGGACGAGGCTACCGCAAGGGGAAACATGTCCGCAGTCATTGCCCGCCATTGCCGTGACGCGGAGAACCCCTACGCTTACTCATCCTCTCCGCACGTCTGCCCCTACTGTTCCCGTCTCGCCCGGTGTAAGAAGGTGACTAGCATGGCCCGTAACTTCTCGCTCAAAGTGTTGAAGGACAAGGACCTAGCCGAAGGGATGATTGATAGCGTCGGTACGGCGATGGACAACCCGGAAACCCTTGGCTCCCTTCTTTCCTTTGCGAACATTATCGCGGAGGCCAACAAGGTGCACAAGGACTATGCCAAGACCCTCTTCGCTTGTGGCGTCGATGTCCCCGGCTGGAAGTATGCACGGCGAGGTAATACCGTGAAGGTGGATAATGATGCCTTCCGTGCCTACGTCGAGCAGTACATTTCCCCAGAGGAAATTCTGGACAGCATCTCCCGCCTCCCTGTGTCGAAGCTTCTTGACATGGTGGTAGATAAAAACAAAGTTGAAGGAGCCACACGTGCCGAGATGAAGGAAGCCAAGGAATCCTTACTCGAAGAGCTTCAAGAACTTGGAGTAGTGAAAGAAGTGACGAGCGCGATGGCTTTGCTCAAAATCAAATAAACATCTTGACATCTTTCAAACTTGTGATATAGTCACGTCAGAGAAGTTACCGAGGGTAGTTCACTCGTCAAAGAAGCCCTCAACCCAAAACCAAGAATAAACGAATACTATGGCTACTAAGAAAACAGAACACGAAACCTTGGGAATAGACCCGGGAGACGCATTGGAACTGGGAACCCCGGAACCCAATCAACTCGCAACCGCTACGGAATACCACTCCTTCGAGGGCGAGACCGACGCTTCGGATATCCAGATTCCTTACCTCAAACTTTGGCAAGCCTCTTGCGATGAGGCTAAACTGGAAGAACCGATTGGCAGTTTGGGTGCGTTCCTTCTCAACGGTCTGGTCGTTGCCGAGCGCAATAATCCTCTTGAATGTATCGTATTGAAGGCTCGTAAGTTCTTCCGCGAATACATCCCGTACAACGAACGTCAGCCCGGCGTATATGCCAAGACGTGGAATACGAAGGAAGAGTATGAAGCAGAAGGATTTGACAAGTCGCAGGTCAACCGTGCCCTTGCCATGTGGCTACTGGTTAAGAAGCCGCAGGGTATTAAGGACGCAAGCACCACCGAGGATGACCTTGACGCTCTCTTCACCATTGACTTCATGGGCGACCAGTGGACGCTGGCACGATACACTCCGGAAGGTAATCAGTACACGGGCGTTGGTGCTCCCTTCATCCAGTTCATGATGTTGAAGGGGAACAAGCTCGGCTCCCTGCCCTTCCGTGTGCAGATTGGTGCACAACGCGCCGTCTCCCGCGACGGGAAGAACAGCTACGCCAAAGCGTTCCTCAAGTTCAAACCGCACCCGGTGGAAGGACAGGTTGAAGCCATCCAAGAGATGGGCCTCCTTTCCGCGGTAACTAAGTAACCCCCTCCCGGCTCTGACGGGTTTATCCCGTAGCACCGCATTGCGGGTAAAAAAGGAGCACGTTCCATTCGGCCATCCCATACCGGGGTGGCCGTCTTATTTTTGTGCTTGACCTTCTGGACTTTGTGGGATATATTCTCCTATGCAACTAGTAGGAGTTGACCCCGGAACCCACGGCGCCCTTGTACTCGCGGACACCCGGAGCAAGAAAATCTGGATAAAGCACATGCCAGAAGACGAAAGGGAACTGGAAATCATATTGAACAAACTGCCACGTAGCCGTCATCGTATCATGTACATTGAGAAGATGAGCTATGCCATGAGCGGAGGCGGCAAGGTGTCCAATCCGAGAAGTAGTGGCGTATTGGGAGAGGCAACCGGGAAGGTCCTCGGTTACGCCGCGGCGGCAGGGTACACCGTCACAAAGGTTTCCCCAATCGTATGGATGCGGGCTATGGGCGCGTATGATACGGGCCTGACCGCCCGGGACCGCACGAAGTGGAAGAACAACCTGAAACGCATCGCGATGGAGAACTTCCCCGGCGCGAAGGTGACGCTACAGAACGCGGACGCTCTTCTCATTCTACTGTATGCGTACCGGGAACTGAACGACGACCACACACTGACCCTCGACAACTGGGATATAGAAAGAATCTAAAATGGCACGACACTTTACCCGCTACGGACGACAATGGGAGTACGGAGTATCAGAGCTTGACATCGAACTCTGGTGCTTCAAATACGCATGGCCCGAAGAGAAGGGAGGGCTGGGCAGGTATGGACACGCTAAGAACGCCATCAATCTCCTGTGGAATTACAAGGGCAGTCCTACTCCCATTATCTGGACACCGTGGATTGAACGGATGATTGAAACCGCGTGCAAATATGATGTGGTCATCATGGGTGGAGGCTCGTCCTCTGGGAAGTCATTATCTATGGCTATCATGGCGACGCTCTTCTATCTGGCCGACCCCGTCGATACCCTTTGCCTAGTCACATCGACTACTATTGAAGGTGCGAAGAAACGTATCTTCAAGGATATTAAACGGTTGTGGCGCAAGGAATTTCCGGGTAAGCTCGTTGATGGTAAGGGACAGATTAAAGGCGTGAACGAGGACGGAGATATTGACGATTCCCGCGGCATCTCCATTATCCCCTGCGCGAACGTCGGCGACCCCAGTAGCCGATTTATCGGTATTAAGGCAAAGAACATGCACGTCTTTTACGATGAGCTTTCCGAATTGCCGATTGAACTCGTCGAGGTGTGGCGTACCAACCTCATCACCAACAGAGCGGACACGCCGCCTACCCTGATGGCCGCCTCTAACCCCAAGAGCCGCACCGATGCCTTTGGTGTTATGGCTATGCCCAAGGACGGGTGGAACAGCGTTGACATCTTTGAGGAATACGAGTGGGAGACCAAGGACGGGATTTACATCCGCTTCGACAACACCCAGAACCCCCGCATCAAATATGGCCGCGAGGATTGGAGCTTCTACACCCCGTTGGACATCGTTCAGCAAACGATTGAACAGTATGGGGAGAATAGTCCGTTTGTGATGCGGTTCCACCGGGCCACCTTTTCAGATGATACGGAAGAAGGTTCACTAATGTCGGAGGCTGAAATTTACGGCAGTGGCGCGGATGCCATGCCCGTCTGGGGAGACGGCGAGTTGATTACGATAGCGGGTCTCGACCCTGCCTACACCAACGGCGGGGACCAGTCATGTTTGAAGCTCGCCAAAGTCGGACGAACGGTTGAAGGGCTTTGGGCGTGCGCGGTGTTCCGTACCTATTTGTTGAAGTCTACGTCCGACAAGGAACGGATGAAGCAAAGGAACTTCGACATCGCCCAGCAAGTTGGAGAGATTCTCCGGGCCAACGGGGTTGAAAGTAAGTACCTTGCCGTGGACGTAACTGGCGGTACGGGTTTCATTGACATCCTCGCCCAGCATGTCGGCACGGACTTCCAGACGGTCAGCTTCGCGGGTATGGCGAGCAAAGTGCCCGTTGGCCTGTTGCAGAATCAGGAGGCATGCCAGCAATATAGCAACAAGGTCTCCGAGCTTTGGGGATGTATGAAACTGGCAATCAATGCTCGCCAACTTTATGGCCTCGACCCGACAACTATCGTCGAGCTTAAATCCCGGCTCTACACCATGAACGGAACCCGAATTGCCGTGGAACCCAAGGCGGCCATGAAGAAGCGGATTCATAAATCCCCGGACAACGCGGACGCACTAGCACTATTGGTGCACGTGTGCCGGGGAATCATGGGGCCGGAGTTCGGTAAGATTAGGCTTGACATTCAGAACCATAAGGTGGTAGAACATCAAGAGGTAATCAAATATCGCGAAGACGGAACCGCATATATTGAAGCCGCAGACATTGGCAGGTATCTCGGAGGCTTCGTCGGAGGCAATGCCCCCGCTCCCGCTCCTGCCCGCGACACCTTTGCCTCCGACGTAACCGCCGCAATGAACATGCTATGGACCTAAGAGCCGCCGCTAAGATTTCTGCTCCCAAACCAATCACTAACGAGAACACCGTTATAAGGAAGGCCATTGAGATGTACAAGGCAGGGACCCCGGTTCCTGTCATCTCGGAAGTTACTGGCCTCCCCCGTGAACGTGTTGATAAGATTGTTGATAGCGTCCAACTCTCGAAGGAGGAACTGGCTATCCGCAATGAACTTCTCAATACGTACACACAGAACACACAGGCACGCATCCTCCAACGCCAAGAGGCGAGGACGAAGATTGAGCTTGACATCGTTGAATCCATGAGTAGCCAGTACAAAGAACTGATGAACAGTGGATTCTCCCGTGTCGCTTCCTTCATGGCCGACGCAGAGATACAATCCATTAAGGATGTACCTCTCTTCCTCTCTATCATGGAGCGAAGCCACGGTCTGTGGGAGAAGTTTAACGAAGCGATTGCGAAGCGCGACATGGACCTACTGTCACAGGTTATCCAGCAGTTCGAACTGGAGCAGACCGAGATAGTGACACAGATGGGATTGCAGGGTGGACCAGTAACTCTGAACAAGGATGGCACTCGCCCTGAACTGGAAGAAGGAAGCGCGGCCCGTACCATCACCTTGAAGCTCAAGAAGAAGGGCGAAAAGCCCGAAGAAGACACTAAATAAACTTGACAAGATTCTTTTTTCTTCTATATTGAGGTCATGTCCAAACCCGAAAACATTCAGGAAGTATTCCGTCGTTGGACCCCGGTAGCTCTCATGAACTTGCCGGAGGAAGTGAAGACCCCAGAAACGTTCCCCGATTATATGGGGACGGATGATGAACCGTTGCCTGTTGGTCATAGTCAGGGAATTCTAACGGTCATTGGGTACTCCCACGATGTCCGATATCCGTATGTCGCGCAATGTGCATGTGGGAATGTGGTCACGATGAACCGTCTGCAATTAACGCGCAAGCAACACCATTGTGGATGCCTGACCCAAATCATGCGCTCATCCTATCTTATCCGCTTGCGGGTAGAAGCTATGCGTTCATGGTGGCAACAGGTTCCTCTGTGGCTCGATGACCTTGACAAGCTTCGCGAACACGCGAAGAAGTACAAGAAGGCCGTCAAGAGAACGAACAAGTACAATGCCAAGCTCTCCCATGTCGAGTACGCGGACGACCCGCTGACGTTTGACAGGGAGGTAGAGACCTCCGGTAGCCCTGACGGGGTGGACGCTTTCCTTTCCCTCATCGCACCGTCGGAGGAATATAGTCAGTTCCTGCGCGACATCGCCGAGAAGCTGACCAAGGAATATAAACCTTGGCCCGCAATCCCAATGGCGAATACAAGCGCGTTTGCCAGTTACAAGAACGAACTGCCCGAATTTGACGCGGCTACCTTCATTAACTTCGTCAACTACCTTGCAGACGCACAAGAGGATAAAAACCTGAAACCCACGTCCGACAATGGCGATAAGTGAGAATGCCGCCGTCTTCCATGAGGTAGCACGGGATAAGGAGGTGTGGGGAAAAGCATGGAGATACCGTGCCTACTACCTTGCGTGGGTGAACGGGAAGTCCGCGAGGCTTGCGCCTACACGTGGCGAGGTCATGCACCCCTACCCCGACCGGGCGAACCCTACACACGTGATGGCCTTTAAGGATGTTGACCCGGTGCATGGAGTGCGTCCTAAATACTTTCGGACAAAGATATTCTCGAATAGTACGGAAACCCCACTCACTAGACCCCTCACGCTAACTCCGGGCAGTCCTCGAAAGTACCCCTTCTTCTCCTATCTAATGTATGAGCCTCTCGTCGAATCCCAGCTCTACTTCCGCTGGTATCTCTTCCAGCAGTTGGTAACTGAATGGGCATTCAATATCCTGCCGCCTCAAGCGGACACATCCTTGGGCATACAGGCTGAACGCCGCGCCCTCAAAGCAACTAAAACAAAATAAACGACAATGGCTACAATAGCAATCCCTTGTGAACCTCGCGTCCTTATCAACGGCGCGAACATTGCACAGAACCTCATTGACAGCGTTGCGGCTTCCAGCCGTGGCGACCACGATGTTTGGCTCCTGCTCCCTTACCGGGCCAAGGCCGCCGCTGAACCCATGATTAAAATCTTGAAGAATCAGTTCCGGGACCTTCGCACGATTGAGTTGCTGACCCCTGTCACGGGTAGCTACGCTCTCGTTACTCATCTCTTCGCCCGACTGCAACAGGCTCTGGCTTACGAGAACGCGCCGGACGAACGAGCTATCATTTGGGTTTCCGAACGCGGCAATGAAAAGTTTAAGCCCGGCTCGATTGATACGCTGGATGCAACGTTCTATCGCAAGAAGGCTCCGGTTATTGCGGGTAAATACTTCACCGTTCCCGCTACCGAAGGTTCCTACGAATCTCGCACCGTGGACGGAACCTTCGTCATGTCCAGCCAGCTGGCGAAGCTCTATCCCCAGCGAGTTCCCTACGTCACCATCTCCCAGCATTTCCGTCTCTTCCTTGACAAGGTGCTGACCGAGAAGTGCTTCAACGTGGAGAACTGGGACGACCTCATCACCGTTGGTGAAATCCCCGACGCGGACAACTTTAAGCTTCCCCAAGTTCTTGGCGAAGTCACGGTGACGACCCCTGCCGAGGTATCTATCGCCAGCATCAAAGCGGAATCTATCAATATGATGGGACAGTCCGAGCAAGTAGGTGGAGCAACTAAAGCCCGCGAGGATTTAAGTGAAGCAGAAGACTTGACACCCAGCGCGAAAGTTGTTACACCTGCACCTGTGAAGCCCAAGACCAAGAAAGCCATGAAGGCTGATGCGGTTGAGGGTAAAGACGAAATTGACAAATAGTAGATATGCCGAAACCAGACGCAAATGCTCCCGTAGGTCCGGGGGTTATTGGCGTGGTTGACGAGAACGGAACTCTTCTCAAGCGAAGGGTTCCGACCGCTGACCAAGCCCGCGCCTTGCTCTACTTCTGCCTCACCGCTGACCAGCTATCCATGCAAGCGAGGACAGAGGCACAGGCAGAGCTGGACGGACAACGCCCGTATGACCCAATGGCCCTTTCCGCAGTTGGTCAGAATTATCGAACCAACTACAACTTCCGCACGATGCGGATTGTTCGTGAAAAGGTGGCGGCCAGCCTCCGTGAAGTGTGGGATAACCCCGAACTTGTTTCGGTGCAAACCACCTTCGGAGATAATGCTCGTCGCCCCATTTATTCAGACATCCTTTCCACCGAGGTGACGAAGATGGTCAAGTCCATGCCGGGATTCACTTCCATCATGACAGACCTTCTTCACAACTTCTCCTTCCACGGCTTCGGCCTTGCCTACTTTGAGGACCCTGACACTTGGTACTTCAAGGCGGGTAGTCTGAACGAGTTTGCCTTCGAGCGAAAGGTTAAGCCGGACAGTAGCACCCTTGAGGTTGTGTTTGCTACTCGTACCCTTCGTGCCCATGAACTCTACGATTTCATTCGTGACCCGCAGACCGCAAGGGAAGCTGGCTGGGATGTGGAAGAGGTCATGAAGGTGTTGAAGACCTGTAGTTACAATCAGACAGTACAGCCCCAGCGCATTTCTTGGGAGACCGAGAAGATGCTCAAAAACGGAGACTACACCCTGACCGACGTAATTGGAACCAGTATTCCGATTGCCCACATGTGGGTACGCGAATTCAACGGTACGGTTACTCATTCCATTTTCTTCGTCAACGGAAGCGGCGGCAATGGTCAGGATGTGAAGCGTGACCAGAACCGCGATGTAGATGACACCAAGTTCCTCTACACCAAGGAAGGAGCCTACAACTCTATGGAAGAAGCGTTCGTCCTCTTCCCGCTGGGTAGTAGCACCAATGGAGATATTCATGCTCTCCGCGGATATGGGAATGACCTTCTGCCCCACACTCGTGTCATTGACAAGTTGATGAACCAAGCGACGGACGCGGCGTTCCTCGGCATGGCTCTGAACGTCTCTGCCACCAATGAAACCTCCCGTCTCTCCGCAATGGTGAACCCGATGGGGGCCTATACCATTTTGGACCCGTCAACGCAAGTGGTTCCTAATCCCGTACCGAATCTGCAACAAGTTGCTGGAACTCCCCTCGCATTCTTGCAGAACCAAATCCGGGAACGCTTGGGCGAGATTGACGTGAATGCTGATGGAGGCATGGGCCGCACCCAGCTGGAAGCTGAAATCCGTATGGGCAATGCGAGCAAGGTCAGCAATAACATCATGGATATGCTCTTGGAGCACATGACCATCCTTCTCCGTGAAATCGTTCGCCGTATCATCCGCAAGGACTACGATGAAGGGATTGGCGGGTTTAAGGAACGTGAACGCATGCTCCAACGTCTGGACGAAGCAGGTGTGCCAAGGGATGCCTTCTTCGCTATCGACCTTGACAGCGTTACCGCTCTTCCTCCCATTGGCGCGGGCAGTAAGGTTCGCCGCACGATGGCTCTCCGTCAGTGTCTCAACTACATGCAGTTCATGCCACGAGCTGGGCAGGAACGTCTCATCCGCATGGCCATTGCCAACGAAACGAATGGACGCACCGCGCAGTTGTTCATGCCGTTGAAAGATGACCCCAACCCATCCGAAACCGTGGCCGCCTCTATCGCATCCATCCAGAACAACCAGCTCATGGCAGGGCAGGAAGTTCCGGTTATGCCGAACGAGGACCACAGGACGCACGCGGAAGTGCATGCCAACTTCATCATGTCCATGCTACCGGACGCACAGCTGGAACCCGAAGAGATGGCCCAGCTAGCTCAACCTCTACAGCTTCTGGTCGCCCAGTTGGCAGGACACATGGACTATTTGCAGGCCGCCAAGGAAGTTGTCCCCGAATTTGAACAGTACGAGAAACTGGTCAAGAGGTGCAACGAGGTTATTACCAACGGCATGCGGGCCTTGGAAGCGATGCAACAGAACGAAGAAGCGGCTCCCCAAGAAGGACCTACTCCTGAACAGATGAAAGCCGAAGCCGAAATTGAATTGAAGCGCATGAAGACGGAAGCTGAAATCCAGTTGGCTAAGGAAAAGCAGGATGCCGAGATTACTCGTAACGCCGTAGAAGCCAACGCTAAAGCGGCTCAATCGCTGGGAGGTGCACGATGAAGGCAGTTCCTACCTACACTGTCGAAGGGTTCAAAAGCAACAAGGCGGCGACTGGCCGCCTTGCTGAACTCCTGCATGACCCGGTAATGGAAGAAGCTCTCTGCATTGTTCAGTCAAAACTCAATGCGACATTACAGCCCACAATGGAAGCCGCCGCATTGAATGGAGCTTTCGCGGCAGGGGCCAAATCCGTTATCGCCGCTCTCTTCAATCTGGCCGAAGAGAATGAAGAAACCGAATCCCCGGTAACTATGATGAATCATCCCATGACCGAGCGTAACGCTTGGATTAACTCACTTTCACCCAACAGGTAATACATAGATGGACAACGTAAATATTCCCGCAGTAGCGGAGGGCATCATAGATGGTGCTATTCACAACGACATACATAACATTTTCGAACAGACCCTGTTCGCCCCGGATTCCACGGATTCCACTCAACCCTCCAATCCCGCTAACCCCACGGCTCCCATTGAATCCCCGGACGGTACGGTAGTCATGCCAGATGCTGGGCCTCGCATCGCTGATGATGAAGTAGTCAATACCACGGGAACCCCGGTTCCCTCGGATGACACGGAATCCGAGGAAACCGAGGAAGAACAGAACGAAGAGGGGGAAAACGAAGAGGAAGAAAACGAAGAGGAAGAAAACGAAGAAGGGAAGAAGGAAGAACAGAACAACGGTCCTAAGGAACAGAAAGCGAGCAAGGCGGCGAGCAAGGCATTCGCTGAAATGCGCGTCCAGTTGAGGGGCGCGAAGAAAGAAATCGCGGACTTGAAGGCTAAGCTGGAAGAAGCGGGTAAGTCCACGTCAAGCAATGAAGAGCTTGAATCTCTGCGCGAGATTGTACGTGGCTATGCCTTCACCGCAACCGAAGAATACAAGACCAATGTAACTGCCCCGTACAATAAGGCTAACGCCAAACTTGCGGAGATTGCCCGCGCCTCTGGTGCATCTCTGGACATGGACAAGCTGAATGAAGTTGCCCTTAATCCCGACCTCGACGAGTACGACCGGGAAGAAGCGTATGAGGCCATTGGGAAGGAACTGGGCATTAGCGATTCTGCCGTGTTCAAATTTGTCCGCATGGCTAAGGTCCGCGACGCGGCCATTGTCGCCCACGGAAACTATCAGGCCGAAGCCGACAAGTATGTGGAAGAGTTGAAGGCCAGCCGCGGCGGCAAGTCGGAGGCCGGGACCTACACCGTCAATCTCGACAACTACACGTTGGAAGCGATGAAGGAACGCGCCAAGGAACTGGGCATGACCACGGAGATTACCGAAGAGAATGTGAAGCATGCCCGCCATCTTGCTCACAAGATAAATAATGGTTCCTTCATGGACGGCGCACTGGCCGAACTCATGGTGAAGGAACTGGCAGATGCTCGCGCGACAATCGAGGCTCTCAACGTGAAGGTGGCCAAACTCCGCAAGGCCCGCCCCTCCGCTAACGGTGGTAGCCCCAAAGCCCCAGAGACCCAGCCACCCGCCGGGCCGACCGCAGTCGGGGACATTATTGGTAGTGCCTTCGGATTATAATAAATTTTCCTTGACATACTGGTAATTTTATGACAAGAATGGGGCATCAAATGCGGTGTCCCATTCTTGCTTTCCCGCGAGCAAACCAAAACAAACCTTTATGCAGGTGTGAAAATTCTTGGTCCTGACCCTGCCATGACCGCGTAAGACCCCAAAACAAAATCTTCCAAAGAGAACTAGGCGTTGCAAATTAAACTAAATTTAATTTACAAATGGCTACTTCTCCTAACGATATTCAGGCCCAAGAATTGAAGCTGGTCACGATGACCAACCTTCTTAACGCCAACATGTTCAGCACCTTTGCTCGTACTTCTCCGTGGAACTCCCAGATGATTATGACGGGAGAATGGACTGACGGTGTTGGTGATTCCGGGCGCATCGCAACCTTCGGTGCTACGGACCCCCGTGCCGAATGGATGAACATTAACCTCGCTTCCACCTCCAACCAGATTCCGATTACGGTAAATGATACCGGGGCTACGGAATACTCCTACAGCCGCTTCATCACGAGGCTTTCCTCCCAGAAACTGGACGTACTCCGTATGCGTCAGTCTTGGCAAGCTAAGCAACAGGCCGAGAATGCGGTGAAGCAGTTGGTCCGTGCCGTCGGTAATACTTGGTCTCGCTTCTATCGTCAGAGCTACATCAACATCGCCAGCTACAAACTCATCCCCACGAAGGCGGGTGTTGTTGGTCTCGATGTCGTGAGCAACGATATTAACTCCATGCCGGAAGTTAAGCCCGAAGCCGCTCTGAACGACGACCTGATGAACCAAGCTTGGCAGTTGCTCATCAATGAAGGTGCTGGCGAATCTGCCGCTCTGATGGACCAAGGTTCCCCTGTCTTCTTGGCTTACACCTCGAAGGACACCGTGGACTTCATCCTGCGTCACAACGAAGTTATCCGCAAGGACTGGAACTTCGCAGAGGCCGCGGAAGGCAAGGATGCTACCCTCCTGCGTCAGCTGGGCGTGAAGTGGACGTACAAGGGCTTTACCTACATCGTGGACAACATGAACCCCCGCTACACCTTCGACAACACCAAGAAGGCTGGTCGGAAGTGGGTGGAAGTTCCCCAGTATATCAAGGTGGAAACGACTGTTGGCAACCGCTATGTGCCGAACCCCGCGTACATGAACGCCCCCTACGAAGATACGATTATCTTTGTGAAGGACGTGTACAAGTCCCTCGTTCCTCGTCCGGTGTCTGCCTACGGTCAGGCCAAGTGGGACCCTGTGACTTACGCTGGTGAGCTGGTTTGGGTGAACAACAAGGACAACGGTGATAACTACATGGGTACGCAGGGCATGTTCATCGCGACGCTTTCTGCCGCTCCGATGCCTGTCTTCCCGCGTCACGGTGTAGTCATCCGACACATTCGCACGACCGCTGGTCGCGAACTCGTTGGTGCTGACGGCAAGCCCGTTGGCTCTCTGGTAAGTACCCCCGCGGCAGTGCCGGGCCTCTAAGCCTAAACCTATAACTCTTAAACCGAGGCGGGCGGGATGAACCCGCTCGCCTCAATTTTTTATCTGCATGAAAATTGCGTATGACCCTGAAAAATTTGGAGACCTTAAACCGGGGGATGATGTTCAGCTCATGGGAGTTGGCGTTGTTTCAGATGACGGCAAATCTATTGAGATTGTTTCTATCGAGGACCAAGAAATAGGTGACGATGATAGCGACGACGATAACTCCGAAGAAGAAGAAACCGAATCTCCCAAACAGGAAACCGAAACCGAAGAAGCCGAAGAACTGGCAGAAGGAGCCGACATTGGTTCTATTATCGCCTCTGGCTTTGGAGCATAATCTTTTAACTAAAACTCTTAACGAAGAATTATGGCAATAGAAAATCTTCCCGTCCCCGCAGAGAATGCAACTATCGCTCGCGGGCAAATCTATCAGCTTACCGGACTGACCGAGGCTACTCGGTATAAGTTTATTGTCACGTCTACCAAGTGCCCGCATGTGGTCATCGCGAAAGATGAAGCGTTGGAGCAGGTGGAAGCCGAAGGGTATCTTTCTGGCCGTGCTTTCTACTTCGCGACGGAAGATGGTCAGACTAACGCTTACCTCCGCATCGATGCCCTTGAAGGCGCGGAGATTACCCTGACTATGAAGGCTGACCAAATTCCGGCCCCCGAAGAAGCAACTCTTCCCGCAGACTTATCACCTGACAAGTGGTATAGTATCGGTGATTTAGTCGCAGATACGGGGTACGAATTGAAAGTAAGTGCGGAAGTCCCTGTAACCGTATTTGTCAAGACAGGAGATACCATTGCAGACGCAATAGAAGAACCTCCGTTTGTAACTGCCGCAGGGACCACTCGTTTCACTTCCACCGGTACGAAAGCGTGGGTATACGTAGATGGAGCAGTAAAGGCTAACGTTGACATCGTAGCCGCGCAGGGGGTTGAGGGTTTTACCGCTCCCCAGCTTACGACCATTTCGGACACCGTTTCCGACGTAGCTCTTGTAGGTCCTACCCCTGCCGGATATTACCGCGTGGACTTCGTGACAGAGGCCACCGCGCCTGAATTCCAATACGATGGCAACATCACTATCCAGAACCAGAACGTAGTCCTTACCGACGTAGTTGGGGAAGCAGAGGCGCAAGGTCTTCTTCCTCTCACGGCCTCACAGGGTATTGTGACTGGTAAGAACCTTCGAGGAACTCTTATCTTTTCACAGGGAACCGCTCTTGGTGCGGGACAGCGAGCCGCCGTTGCCTCGTTCCAGATTCCTACGGGCGGTGATGCCGGGACCTTTAAAGGGACTGCGGTGATTACCTTCGTTGGAAATATCGCATAACCAATAATTAAACCTTGACGGGGCTGAACTCATGAGCTAAACTTCTATGGGTTCAGCCCCAAATTTTTACTATCATGGCACGTAAACGTTCTTCTAAAATCAATATTGAAAACTACGTCAACGGTTCTCCTATTACGCCGGGCGTAACCTATAAGCTGGGCGATGCCGACACGCACACCGCGTGGCTTCTTGCTTCCAGTTCTCCCTGTCTCTTCAAGCTTTCCGCTACCGCTCCTACTGACGAATTGTGGTCCAACATTACGCCGGAACAGTTCATCATCAATGGTTCGGTCGCGGGACAGGTGATTGAGATTGCATCTCCCAACGGTAAGTACTTCGTCGTCCCCACTAACGCACAGGACAAGAACGCCTCCGTCGAAAGTGCACACGCGACGATTGCACTTCACCCGCTGGGGTTCGACTACAACCAAGAGTATCAGGCCCTCCCGCTGGACGGTGATGGTCCTGTCTCCGAAGGTTTCTACAAAATCTCCAACCTCGAAAGCGGTAAGCTCTATTCTATCAATGTGCATCCTGACTTGGGCGGCTTGATGGAAACGAAGCCTAATCCGGAATTCAGCTATGCGCTCTTTAGTGTAGGAGCCGACAACAATCCTAAGGCCTTCCTCGCTGGCGGCAAGACTACTGCCCAGCTGGTCTTTGTGGCAACTGAAACTTCCGCAATTCTTTCTATCGGCAGTACGATTGAAGAAGCGGACTACTTTGTCTCCATCAGAAATTTTAGTTTAGGCTCCGGTGAGGGTGCGGGGTTTGACCCCTCCCTAGACCAGAATATCACCGGGGCATGGAATTTCACCAACACGGCGGGATTGGTTCTCGGAAACGAAGTTCCTTTAGTTCTCGGACAAGGGGATGACGCGGTGAAAATCCGCGGAAATGGTAACGGAGCCGCAGTCATTGAGGGGACGAACGCTTCCCACATGGACGTTGCGATTCCTGTCAAGTTCCAAAACCCCACCACTTTTGATGACGGCATTAGCTTCGTTGCCACCACTGGCGAGAAGATGAAGTGCATCCTCTTCGGCAAGGAGAGCGGTCCTACGCGAGCCATAATTTACGAAGAATCCAACGGTTTCCTCTCCATAACTGACCCCAATAACGTCAACGATAAGACATTGACCATCGATGGGGCGGGGGACTTGTGGGTCTACAGAAATGAAAACCATAACGGGGTAGTTACGTTCAACGTCCAAACCCGTATGCACGGCACCATTGACGTGACCGGGACTTTTACATTCAGCAAAACCCCCAATGCCAACGCCGGGATTAACATCCCTCTGACCGTGGGTGCACCGACGGATACGGGGGCGGTTAATCGCTTTTATGCGTTGGGATTGGC